AAAATAAAAAAAAAAAAAAAAAACAAATTAAAATGAGCAACAGATTAGAAGAATTGAAAACAATGGTAGCTAACTTCGAAGAAGATTACGGTAAATTCCAAGAAAAAGGTAATAAAACAGCTGGAACGAGAGCTAGAAAATCTTTACAAGAAATTAGAAATTTCGCTAAGGATGTAAGAATGGAAATTAGTGAAACTAAAAAAGATACCCCAGCTGTCTAATGTTTGAATCTTTAATAAATAAGATTTTTTTCCTAACATTTTTCATGAGTATACTCAATGTGGGTCTACATATATGGCAAGTGATTAGGAGACTAAGAGAAGAAGAGGGATGGAAACGAAAATACGAAGTATCTACGATACAACTTGTGTTATTCCTACTTTCCCTCTCCTACTTATTGTCCACGATATTTGTGGGGATTAAAATATAAGATATGATTGAAAGTATATTTAAAAAATTAAACCCTTATCTTCGTGGTATTAAAAAAGCTGATGAGTTCTCAGTGATAGAAGTACATATGAAAAACACATGGACAATTCCTTCAGACGGAGTGTTCATGAGTCAACTACTACCAACAATAATCGAAAAGGGATGGTCACACTATATGATTTATAGTGAAACAGAGAGTTTTGATAACTTAATTGATTGGTTCAGTGTTGACGTTGTTGATAAGAATATTGAAGTAGAACAAAAGGAAGAGTTACTTAAAGAAAAAGTAGCTCAACTTAAAGAAGTATTTGAAACAAGTACTTTAGATGAGTTGAAAGTTCTAAGATTTAGTTCAGATACCGATGTATTAAAATTGGGTGGTCAGAGTAAAAATAATAACACAGATAAAGAGGAGAAATCTAAGGTAGTTACCGAAGATAAAAAAAAACCAGTAGAAGCGTAATGGGGTTACCAAAAAATTATAACCAAACAGAACAAAGAGTTGAGGCATTAAATGACCTAAACTTTTACACCGTTAAGTACGAGTATGAGTTAACTGATATGAACGACTTTACGGAAGAACAGATTGATGTTATATATAAAGAGGTGAACGGGACCAAAGAGTTCAGTGCATTAAATAGTATAGCAGCAGACAATAAAATTAATGAATGGTTACAATCGTTAGTAACACAAAAGATACTTAAAGAACATAGTGTTACTGAAACACACTCGGTAAGTTTCCATGATAAACTTGTTGAAACACATTTATTTAATATATTAGAACTATAGGTTAATTAACATAATGGTAAAAATCCTGAATCTTTTTGGTTCAGGATTTTTTTGTTTCATTATTTTTTGTATATTTGTAATGTCATATGACTAAACATAGAAAAATAAAAGCCAATAATTATGTCAATTAAATCTAATGTAAAAACATTTGTAAGAGATGAAGTAGTTTTTCCAAATAAAACAGTTGTTGGTGTTTGTTTAGATAGTGATAACAACATTAATTGAAGATTACGGCCAAGAAAGATGGGAAGAAGGAAATGATGAAGGAAATCGCCAATGTGATTAATTAACTATTGACATTAATATATTCAAATCACTTTCATCTGATGAACTTAGGATAATGTAGTTAACATTATCCATACGCCAACTCCAATCAAGTGGTTTATCATGATTTTCCACGAATTCTAAATCAATAATATCCGAGGTGAAACCATTTACCATGAATAAACAATCGATGTAAATAAATTCACCAACTGAGTACTCCAAGTTACCTTTTACGTGCACAACGGGTTTATCCTTTTTATTTATGGGTCCGTAATCACCAAATATTTCGGTAATTTCATCCACACCCATATTAAACCATGTACTCATAGGTAAAAACCCATCAATATTAGTAACCCAATCAAACTCAGATTCCTTTAATATTTTTTTAATAATACCCCTCATATAACATAAATATGTCTTAGTTTGGGTTAATTAATCCCTTGGTGCGTTTAATTCAAACCATTCTTCAATAATGTGAATGAAAAAAACAGCTCCCGACGCAATACAACCATCTAAAAACACAGATAAATAGATATTATCAACACCTTGACTAGCTAACGGGGATAAATTATCATAACCCATCAATTGAAAAATTGTTGATACAATAAATCCCGACCATGTCGGGAAACATATCATGCAGGAAAATAGTGTTCCAAAGAAACCAGGGTTTACCCTGTTCCAAAAACCTCTAAAACCGTTAAAGATTGACCCGTGAACAACTATATTAGATATTCCGTAATTGATTAGTATAAAAATTAATATTCCCATTTTTTTGTGTCCTTTATTAGTAATTGTTATTATATTTGTAAGTATAAAGTAAAAACAATGATATATGTATAGTAGAGTAGCAATATTTGACTTTGATTCAACCATGGTTAATTCACCAATACAAACAAAGGGAAATGAACAAAAATGGGCTGATTATTACAACAAGGAAAAATGGCCTTTTCTATCATGGTGGACAAGACCACAGTCATTAGATATGGATGTTTTCGATATGACTACCAACCCTGAAGTTGTTAGGGATTATATGGAGGAATCAAAAAACCCAAATACATTAAAAGTTTTATTGACAGGAAGAGTTATAGAGTTGGAACCACAGGTTAGAAAAATTTTAGATAAAAAAGGTTTCACTTTCGATATGTACCTTTTTAAAGAGGGTGGTTTAACCGAAAATAGTAAAATGAGACATATGGCTGACATTATTGATAAATACCCGTCTATTAAAGAGATGGAAATGTGGGATGATAGGAAAGAACACGTTGATGTCTTTGAAAGGTGGGGTAGATATATCGAACACACTGATAATATTAAATTTAAATTAAATAAAGTAATAGATGGAAGACCCAAACATTGAATGGACCGTTAATCACGAAAGACGAAAAATGGAACAAGATGCGTTATCAACTGACGCTAACAAAAGAAAATTTATTCACGATGTCCAAAACGGAATGGGTGACCTAATAAAAAACGAACCCAATAAACCACAAAAAAAAATAAAGTGGTACCATAAATTATTTAAATTATTTACAAATGATTAAACTTAAAAATTATGTAGATTTTGTTATTTCACTAATTGAAATGGATGAGGTTAAACAAGGTAAATTCATATTACCAACCGAAATGAATTTCAATTTGGAAATATTAAATCATAGGGAGTTACAGAAAGAGGTGGCTAAGGTTAAGGAGTTGGAAATAGAAAAGGATGAATTAGTTGAACCATTTGAAATTAACATATTAGGTATCGTATTAAATTTTGAACATGAAGGTTATCAATAAATTAAAAAAACTATAATAAAAATAATTTTAATATGAAATATATGGGAAGTAAGGCACGATTTAGTAAAGAGATTTTGCCGATTATTTTAAAAGACAGAAAACCTGAACAATGTTATGTTGAACCATTTGCTGGTGGTATGAATATGATTTGTGATGTTGATGGAAGTCGAATAGCAAACGATAAAAACAAACACCTTATTGCCATGTGGAATGGTTTATTAGAAAATCGTGAACGACCATATGAAATACCAAAAGATTTATATGATAAAGCAAGAACTGAATATAACAATGGAACTAATATAGAATTTGATGATTTTATGATAGGTTGGATAGGTTGGATGGGTTCCGCAAATGGGAGATTTTTTGATGGTGGTTATTCAGGAAAATCAAACACGAAAATTGGAACGGTTAGAGACTACATTGCTGAAGCGATAAGGAATATCGAAAAACAACTTCCAAGGATTAAAGGATGTCAGTTTAAAAGTGTTGATTATACTGAATTAGAGTTACCACCTAATAGTATTGTTTATTGTGATATCCCATATCAAGGAACAAAACAATATTCAACGTCAAAAGATTTTAATCATATTTATTTTTGGGATTGGGTAAGGGGTATTAGTAAACAAGGACATACAATTTATGTAAGTGAATACAATGCACCGAATGACTTTAAATGTGTTTGGGAAAAACAAACTAAAAGTAGTTTAAGTGCGAACGGTAAAATAGGGGGAAGTAAGGAGAGTGTGGAAAAACTTTTTAAATTTTCTCCCACAAATGTTAATTAAAAGTACGAATTACAAACTTTAAATAATAGAAATATGACAGTAGAAAGATTAAAAGAATTGCAATCAGAAATGAGTAATGAAACCTTGATAAAAGAAGTAGAAAGACAAATTACAGAACTTGCAAGAACAGGGGGTAAGAGCCATAGAATGTGTGTACCACCAACGCCCGAAGATACCGATATGATATTTTCCGAATTGGTAAAACGGTTTAAGCTTACGTTGGTATTAAATAAATTATGAAAACTATAATAAAAATCATTTTTTATTAGGTTGTTAATACATAATACTGTATATTTGTAAACAAGTAATCAATAATAAAAACCAATAAAAAATGGAAATTTCAAATTTAGTAACAGAAGAAAACAATGTGGCGATAAACCAAGTTTTGATAATCTCAAAACAAGATATCGCATTGCAAAATGCAATAAACATACTTAATGAATTAAGTCATTTAAATAAAATAGAATTTGAGGCATACGGAACGAGTTATGGTATAAATGAAAATCTCTTAGATGAGATTAGAAATTTAAAAGATAAATTAAATAAAGCTAAATATGGGAGATATTAAGAAACAAATGTGGAACTTAAATTATTTATCAAGTCTAAAATTTCGGAGTGGTCGGTAAAATAGTTGTTAACGAATGAATTATGGAAACAAAGTATTATAACAAACCCGAAAACGTATTATTCTTTAACCCAATTATAAGATTATTAGCAAGAATATTTGGTAATAAACATTTTGTAATTAAATGTAGGGTTTGTGGGAAGATACCCACAGAAATATACGGAGATACTTGTTTAAACCACCGAACTAAATGAGTGTTGGTAAATAAACATTAAATAAATTATGAAAAATAAACTAAAAAACTTCCCACCTCACTTAGGCCACTTAAAGTATATAGCTGGCCTAGATGAGGTGGGTAGAGGGTGTTTAGCTGGACCCGTTGTGGCATCAGCTGTAATCCTTCCACACGATTTCGACTACGACATTGTTAAGGATTCGAAGAAACTCTCGGAAAAGAAACGAAAAGAGGCTTATGAGTTGATTAAGGAACACGCTATCGACTATTCAATCGAGTTTATCAGTTCCGAGTACATTGACGAACATAATATTCTACAATCGACTATGAAAGCGATGCACAATTCATTGGATAATCTAAAAGTTAAGCCTAATCACTTATTGGTGGATGGGGATTACTTCAATCAATATAATCAAACACCACATACGTGTGTTATTAAAGGTGACAACACTTACTATTCTATTGCTGCAGCATCTATTTTAGCTAAAGTAACTCGTGATGAATACATGAAAGAACAACATGAACTACACCCAAATTACGGTTGGGATACTAACAAGGGGTACGGCACTAAAAACCATAGAGAGGCTATTATAGAACATGGCATCACACCACAACATAGAGATAGTTTTCTTAAAAATATACTTCAATCCTAAATTAGGTTTAAGTATATTTTTACTATGATAACAGATGAACAACATGAACAATTTTTATTAACCTTGGATAACGAGTTAAAAGACCTTAAAAGTCATTTCCTAAAAGATAAACTTGATGACCGACATATTGAACACTTCACTAACCTATACACCCGCAATCAATATGAAAAACAATTACCTATTGTGTGGGTTAAAATGGGTAATCCAGTATTGACTGAATTTTATTCGTCGGAATTAAATCTAACGTGGTTAATGACATTTGTTGCATACCTCTATAATTTGAACATAAATAATGATGAAATTGATGAAATTAAAAACACTTGTATTTATTTAACATTTGTTTTATTAAATGTTAAGGGTTTTAATGTTGTTGATGGTGTGGTTTATTTACTAAAACACGACTTAGATTTTATAACATATAATATAGATAGATGTTCGTTTATCTAGAACTTGAACGATATAATCTGTTATAGTTTGTTCCAGTCCTATTATGGATTTTTTTATACCACGATTTTTTGTTCTCCTTAGGAACCGTCCCAAAAAACACAACATGACCAACATTTTTATCAAAACAATGAACCCTCAGTTTATTGTAAAGTCTTGTGGCTTCATGAACATTTTTACATGTTACCATGAATATATTAAGACCCTCAACAACCACCTTATTGTTTAATATAACCACTTGTTTCATGTTGGATTCCTTAGTATTATTCAATAATACATGTTCTAATATTTCACTACCATTAAGTTTTCTATTAGCACCCGTAACATTAAACACCTCTTCAATGTCATAATCAGTTTTACCCATCACAACCCAATCACCATCATCGGTTTTTATTTGAATAACATGACCAAACTTATTTTTAATCGAAACATTCTTATCACCATCCACATAAGTTTTTAGTAAAAGAACTTCATACGACACATCAACCAATACTTTTTCTTTATATACGGTTTTTTTAGACATAAACACATTATCAGATTCAATTTTATTAAATCTATACATGGCGTCACGTTCTCTACCATAAGTGTGGAGAACCTTAACTTTAACCCTATTTTCCATTAAAACAATTTGATACATATGTTATAAATAGATTGACATTACAAATCTATATGAATAAGTTTAATACTATGAATCAATATTATGAAGTTTTAGGTTTAAAAAATAATGCATCTGAGGGTGATATAAAAAAGGCATATAGAAAAATGTCAAAAAAATTCCATCCCGACATCAACAAAGACGATGACGCTGTTGAGAAAATGTCAAAAGTGAATGAAGCTTATGAAATTTTGACTGGTAAAAGAAAAGAACCCGAAAAACAAAGACGTAATCCATTCAATAATAACCCATTTAGTGGGTTTGGTGGATTTGGTAACCAATTCACTAAAAGAAGTGTCAGACCTATAGAATTAGTTGTTGAGGTTACATTGGAGGAAGTCTTTAGTGGTGTTGATAAGGAAGTTTCATTTAACCAATCAACGTCTTGTGATGATTGTTCAGGTAAGGGGGGTAAGGAACCTATGGTTTGCCCACATTGTCATGGTAAGGGTTATCTTACTGATTATCTACATAGTTTCATTTGTAATACCTGTAATGGTGGGGGTAGTGTTTTCACCAAACAATGTGGTGGTTGTCATGGTTCAGGTAATAAAAAATCTATTAAAAATGTAACCATTAACATCCCGAAAGGTATGACGGGTGGTAACATTATAATGAGTGGTATCGGTAATCAAGTAAATGGTTCAAACCATGGTGATGTTATTTTTAAGATTGTATTGAAAAAACACCCATTATTTGAAATCGACGGACTTAACATTACCAAAAGAGAAAAAGTTAATATAATTGACCTAATGTTGGGTACTGAATTAGAAATCATAACACTTGATGGTAAAGTTAAAATAAAGGTTGATAAATTGTGTCCACCTAATAAAGTTTTTAGATTAATAGCTAAAGGATTAATGGATGGTCGTTCAGGTGTTAGGGGTAATTTGTTCATCACAGTTGATGGGGTGATGCCTAATGCACTATCAAATGAACAAGAAGAGATGTTAAGGAATTTAAAATATAACACATCTATGGAGTAATCACATATTTATAAGTGTATGAAAAAGAAAGAACTTATAAATGAGATAATGGGTGTACCCACAGCAATAGATAAATGGGTTGGTTATGTATCAGAAATGGTGGTATCAACGGTTGATGTTATTATTAGTCGAGATAAATGGGAAGGTAGTGAGATAGAGTGGAGAGGTAATCAATACACAATGTATGAGGGTGCTTATCAAATTAATGGTAAAGAATTTACTAATATGTTGGTTGACATACACTTTGATGGTGATATGTTTGAATTTTTAAAATCCGAAACATTCAAAAATTTACCATTATATAACCCAAAGTTAACTGTTGAGTTGTGTGTTTTACCTGATGTAGTCTTTGAGGGTGGTAATTATGGTAAGAATTTTGAGGCAACACAAAGTTACACATCAGATGATTTAGCTAATATACAATTAAAAAAATTAGGTAAAGCAACAATATTCCCAAAAAATGAATTATTATTTATCGTTAACATACCATTTTCATTTATTAGTGAAAAAAATAATGACCACGAAAAAAATTTATTCAACACATTAACACCTGTTGTTGGTCATGAACTAACACACATATACCAAACATATAGACAATTATTGGGTGGTAAAAAAACAATTGGTTTTGGTAAAGAGACTATACTTAATGTATTACCACAAAAACTAAAAATTTCGGATATGCCAACATGGAATAGATTTTTACACATTATGTACCTTTCATTATCTTTTGAGGTTAACGCTAGGGTACCTCAGTTATATTATTCGATGAAACAACACAATGCAACTGATAAGGAATCAGCATTAAAGTTTCTAAAAACCAGTGAACCGTGGAAAGATTATCAGATGTTAAAAGGTTTCAACTCTAAAGAGTTTATGGATAAATTTGAATCCGAAATGGGTGATAATGTATATGGTAAATTAATTGAACAGTGGGATTTAATAATACGGGATGCACAAGTACATCTTAAGAAAATGGGTATTGAAATCCCGTTTATGGAAAAAGTACCCGAAAATGTGAAAAACAACCCAATCAAGTTCTTTGAATTTTTTGAAAAAAGGTTTCAATATAAAGCTGATAAAATGAAAAAGAAATTAAGTAAAGTTGTTAATATGGTGATTCAAGAAGGACAAGAGTAAAAAATAAAAAAAATAATACTTGACAATTAGAATACTTTTACTATATTTGTAGTATACTTATAAAAAACAAGAAACAATGACAATAATTACTAACATAGAGAGAAGAGAAGAAAGAGAGACTTATTCACATCGGATATGAAGTAATATTGTATTATATAAACTTTAAAAAATCCGATTAGAAATAATCGGATTTTTTTTGTTCTAAAAATTAAATATTCCTATGGCCAAATTGGATAAGGCACCACACTTTCAATGTGAAGATTACGGATTCGAATTCCGTTGGGAATACTAAAAAAACAAGCCCCTGTAGCTCAGTGAATAGAGCAACGTTTTTCTAAAGCGTCGGTCACTGGTTTGAATCCAGTCGGGGGTTCTAAAAATTAAATGATATGAATGTTAATGATGTAAAGAAAGACTTATATAAGTCAAAAGAAATAGCTAAATTAAGTCGATATGTAGCTGGAAACATTTACTACAAAGTTAAAGTAGATGGAAATGTCTACGAATTCCCAATACCAACTGTGGTTGAGAGTGATACAGTTTATGACCAACCACAATATACCTTATCCGATGATTTAGGTACAACAACTTTCTACGATGAAATGAAAGGTTCTGAATTGAATAGGTGGATTTCCAAAGCTATTAACAAAGATGAATTCACATTAATAGAATCAACTTTAGTTTAAAAATGTAGTTGGACGTTCTGTGGCTTAACGGTCATAGAACATTCAACTACACCACCATCATCGTAAGACAAATCTCCAAACCCAAAATTAATTATTTCAGAATTATTAATTGTCCACTTACTAACGACAACACCATTTGGGTCTAACATTTCTAAATTAAATGTTAACCCATTTACTCTAATATCGGAATATCTATCACGATATTCGTTAAGTAAATCACCGTGAACGGTTAGTGTTTCCGTTTGTGATGTAACACCAATAAATAATTCCCATAATCTATTTGAAGTTGATACACCTATTTGGTCCCTAAATTTAATCACCATTTCATCCCATTCATGACTACCATTTAATCCCATTGTGATACTTGGTCTAACCATCGATGACACAACCCACGATTCTATATTTAGAACATCTGGAAAATGAATTATAAATCGATTTCCCCTCATTGTTTCATATAAGTGTGGTACATTAAAAGGTGTCATTTCGGGTATAACTTCTTCATTTAATGGTATAACCTCATCATTTATAGGTAAGAACCTGTGTATATAATCAAATTTCATAAAACTTTTATCATAAATATCATTGCCAATCCAATTTAGTAAAGTATATTTGTAGACAAACTAAAAGATAAACATTATGAAAAACACATTTAAAAAAATCGTATTTATAGTTATTATAACATTAACAATAATATCTTGTCAAAAAAGTAAAGATGTTTATGTGTATCGTTACAAGTTTAGAACAGAAAAAGTAGTTGAATCCGACGCAAAAAGAGGACCTAACTACAAATCTTATGGTTCATATTTCCTTAAATTTGACAATAAAATGTCAGAAACAACAAGGCAAAATGAACAAGAAATTCAATCGAGAATGACATCAAAACAATCCAATTCACCTATCGTTTACGATACATTAGAATTAGTACACATTGACACTAATGGTGATGGGTTATTATATGACCCTAACTAAAGGAACAACACCACAAAACACATTTAAATTTGTTTAATTAAAAAATAATAACTAATATTACATTATGAAACCAACGGAACTAGAACAAATAGACATTTTCATCACACAGTATGGACATTTTATAATTAACATGAATTAATATGAGTAAAGATAAAACAGAAATATCCTATTGGCTTGAGGATGAAAATATTTTAACAACACCAACATCTTGTGTACCATCAATAAATGAAATCATATTTTTTGACACAATGATGGATGAAATTTGGTATAACAAAAGGTTCCCAAATAAGGAACTATTCAAAAAAGGTGTTAAGAAAGAATATCGAGTAGTTGACGTTAGGCGGTTTTATAAAAACTACGACTATGTGGATTATGTTGATAAATTTGGTGTACCATCACAAAGAACGGTTGAGACCTTTGAAGTTTTTTTATCTGAAATAAAAATTTAAATTAGGTATAACAATAAATATTATGAAAAAGTTACTTTATGTATTAATTTTATTAACCTCAACACCATCTTTTGGTCAAGAAATAGAGGAGTATAGTAGAATGTGGTTTAATACAGCCGACACGACGAGAATGGATAGTCTAATCTTTATGACTGGGACATCTAATCGGATACACAATTCAATAAACGCTGATAGGGAACACCCATTACGGTGGGATAGTATACCTGGTGACTATGAAAGGGGGATTATGTGGGATTACCACTTCGAAGATTTATTAGTAAAACACATTGACAGTTCCAAAGTACACATTATTTTTAATATTGATAATAAATATTCTGAGGATGAAAATATATATTGGGACGCAATTCAACGAGACCCATATATACGAAAAATGTTAAAAAAAGACAAGGGATACATGTTTACATCATTTGTTCAGTACGGAAAAACTTATTTCTTTTTTATAATAACCGAAATAAATGGTCACGTTAGGAGTAAAATCATAGAATTCGAATAGAATGGGTAAAATTTTAGAAAAAATATCGAAAATAATTGTGTTTATATTAACATGGGTGGTTTGGGTCATTTTTTTATCCGAAATATACTATTGGTTATCATCTAAACATGAATTATTGGGGTTAATGTCCCATTGTTTAACATTGGTCACAGGTGTTTGGTTATACCAAGTAACGAAGATTAGTTTTATTAAAAAATAAAAAAAAATGACACTAAAAGAACAAATTAACAAAGATTTCATGACAGCTTTTAAAGCTAAAGACATGAATAAAAAGAATTTCCTTGGGGTAATTAAAGGAGAAATAGATGCCATGGGTGGTAAAGGTATTGAACCGACAGATGAAAATGTGTTGGTGGTGGTTAAGAAAATGGAAAAATCACTTAAAGAAACAAACAACAGTGAATCCGAAAAGGAATTAAGTTATATTGAAACGTATCTACCTATTTTAATGGGTGAAGATAGAATTCGTGAAATCATATCCACATATAGTAAGAATGGTTTAAATAACATCGGTCAAATGATGGGTGAATTTAATAAAAACTTCAAAGGTATGGCTGATAACAAAGTTGTTTCACAAATCATAAAAGAATATATTTAATAAAAACTATGTTAGATAAATTAAAAATTTGGATTAGATTTGATGCTAAACACGTCCCTAGGAATTTTATATATGGGATTAAAAACTTAATTAAGTGGTTCCCAATCATATATAAAGACCGTGATTGGGATACTTTTTACATATATGAAATATTAAGGTTTAAGTTAAAAAATCAAGGTATTCATACTCAATCTAAACGTGATTCTGAACAAATATTATTATGTACTAAATTAATTAGACATTGTCAAGATGAGTATTATAATATGGAATATCAGTCATACTATGAAAATAAAATTACTTTTGGTGAAAACTTAGATAAATTAAAAAGTGATATAAAGAGTTATGAAATTAACGATGTGTTTTTATCTGAAAATTTTAGTGAATACTTTAAAAAATATCCCCGACAATATAAAAAAGTTATTAGTGGGGAAATTAATCGTTTTAATCAACCATTAGAAAAAAAACAAGAAGATGGTGGTAAAATAATAGCGATGGAAATTGCACATGAAAACCAAGTAAGATGTAAAAATTTATTGTTCAAAATTCTAAATCAAAAAATCGAGAATTGGTGGGATTAAAATAAATAAAATATGAGAAGAATAATGGTGTTAGGATTAGGGTTAGGAATGATGAGTTGTAGTGTATCTACATCTGGTAATGTAGATGTTGATTCTAACGACATTCAATACGTGAGAGACAGTAGAACTAATTTATGTTTTGGTATTGTCGCATCAAGAAAATCTTTTAGTACAGATGCAACTGGGTTAGGGGTTACATGTGTACCATGTGAAAGTGTTAAACATTTAATTAAATAATATGGTAAAGAATTTATTCGAATTAACGGAAGAACAAATATCAACATCAAAAATGATGTATGGTGGTAAAGTATTAAAATGTTTGGTAGCACCTTACCACTCAAATAAACAGATTGAGGAAATGTTGGAGTTTTCACCAACAACATTCTTATTCCCTGAAAAAGAAATGTCCTTACCACAGGTGAAGAATTTCATATCAATGATTGTTAGTTCAACAATCATAAACGATGAGGTTAGAATTATAACAACAAGTCAAAATATAATTATGGATATGGTGGATGATTGTGTTAGGATTTTAACGGAAGGTGGTGATATTGTTGAATCACCTGAGAAAACATTCATGGCTAATATTCACACAATTAGATACTCTTTATTAGAAAATAAGTCACACCAAATATCTGTAAGTGAAAGAGAAAATGGTACCAAAATTATTAATAATTTAATCACGGAGATTAATGAACATTGTGATAATAAAAACCCAATGGATAGAGTTGAGTTTGAGGCTTTAACAACTAAAATTAAACTCATAGGTGAACCAATTATAAGGGTTAAACTATTAGAGATGGCTTCAGAAATAAAAGTGGTGGGTGATGATAAGGCTGGATTATTAGTAAAAGCACAAGATGCACTCGATAATGGTGATATTGAGACAGCTAAAAATTTAATTAATCAATTAGAAAATTTGTGATTAAAAAATAGGGTAAACCCTTGACATTACGAAAAAAGATACATATTTTTAATAAACAAACAGAAACAAAGACTTTTAGGTTTATTCGAAGCGGTTAAAATAGATACTTCTTAAAATAGATAGGGATATTTGTCAATATTGTACCAACAACGGGAAGTGTAAAAACCAAAGTTGTGAATTAAAATTGTCGGACTAACATAAACGTCCTTAAATAAGATGTCAGAAACTTATGACACTGTAACTTAAGAGGATTACATCCTATATCTGTAACGTGTCATACATTAGAGGTGAATAAAAGTAACCAACAATAATATGTAACATATGAACTATTCTGAGTAAATCTCGAATAGACCTAAATAAGTCTAAAATATTTACTGAAGCGGTGATACGAGTTACATCTATAGCTTATATATAAAAACCATACTCTATCAACTATTCTCAGTAAAGGATATTCCAAAAAACAACATTCCACTAATGTGGGGTGTTGTCTTTATAACCCCTTTACTACCCCACCAATCAGTAAAGGGGTTTTTTATGTCTAAACATTAATAAAATATTAAAACTATGAGTAAATTTTCAAAATCTTCTAAGAAAACAGTGTCGAGTATTAGAACACACGAAGGAACGTCCGTAACAAATTTTATGGGAGGTACATCTTATACCTTAAAACCATTAGACACGTTAAGGATTGTAGCTGGGAGTTCAATATTCGGTGAACCATCTTACTACAAAGCATCACACGATAAACCAACCAATATTCAGACTATTATGAAGAATGACGTACTTGGGTTATATTCTGACGATGAAGTTGAAACAACAACAGATGTTTTTACTAAGTGTATTGATGAGGCATTAACTGAAAACTTTATGGGGACTTTGGAATTAGCTCGTACTTTAAGACACGAGTATTTCATGAGGATGAACCCAGCTGTAATATTTATTAGAGCAGCAAGACACGAAGGAAGGGTTGAATTTAACAAAGAAAACCCTGGTGTTATGAGAAAAATTGGTTCTGAACTTATTATCAGACCTGATGACATCACAAATCAGTTTGACTACTACATGTGGTTAAATGTGACCAAAAAGGGTTTACCGTCAATCGTAAAAAGGGTTTGGGCTGACGCGTTAGGTGAGTTCGACGCTTACAGAATGAATAAGTATAAATCCAAAGGACTTATAGATTTAGTGAGAATTTCTCACGCTAAATCAGATGTCATTACAGAGATGATGACTACGGGTAATGTCACTGTGGAAGAAAGTTCACGAACATGGGAAAGTTTAAGGTCCGAAGGTAAAACATGGAAAGAGATTTTTGATACAATCAAAATACCTCATATGGCTTTACTAATAAATCTTAGAGGTATCTTCACAGAGGTTAATGACCTACTATTCACTAAAGATGTGTGTGAAAAATTAAAAGGCGGTGTACTTTACGGTAAACAATTCCCTTTTAGATATTACTCAGCGTTCAAAGCTATTGAAGGTGTTAATCACGAAGGTCTATTGAAAGATGCACTTGAAGAGTGTCTTGATATTTCGGTGAAAAATTTACCTAAATTAAAGGGTAAAACAGTTTGTTTATCTGATAACTCTGGTTCGGCTTGGGGTTCTTTTAATTCTGAATATGGTACTGTTACTGTTGCTGATATAGGTAACTTGTCTAGTATAATTACCGCGATACAATCTGATGAAGGTGAGGTTGGCGTTTTCGGTGATAAACTAGATTTAAAACCTGTTTCGAAAAGAAATGGTATCTTATCTCAAATGAAAGAAACCAAAGAACGAGGTAAAAAACAAGGTCCAAGAACTGAAAATGGTATTTGGTTGTTCTTCAAGGAGGCAATCGAAAACAAAGTTCACTACGACAATATCTTTATATACTCAGACCAACAAGCTGGACACGGTTCGTTGTTTGGGATAAACCGAAGTGACTATAAAGACTATATTTATGGTGGTACTAGTTATGGGAACTACATCGATGTTCTTAAATTAGTTGAGAGGTATAGGAAAGATGTTAACCCGAAGGTTAATATGTTTACGATACAAACAGCTGGATATAATAACTCGGTTGTTCCTGAAAATTTATATAGAGGAGCTATATTGTCAGGGTGGACTGGGAAAGAAAGTCAGTTCGCTAAGGTACTAATAGACGCATGGGATGAAGTGGAAACTAACGTCTCTGTCGTTGAGGTAACTCAGTAAAAAATGGGGTGATGATTTAATTATTACCCCATTTTTTATGCGTTAACATTATATTTATAAACATGGATATAAGAAAAATAATTAAGGAGGAAGTGATATCATTCAACGAATGGTCATTCATTAATGACCTTATTGTTTTATCTGAGGATGAGACATCACCAACATTTGAGTGGGATGTGGTTAAAGATAAAATCGATAATACAAAAAAGAATGTTAAAACAAGTTCACAAGCTGAACAATATTTAATAACCTTTATAAAAAAAGTGGAGAGCGTACCAAAAAATTTAAAAATAAAAATGATTAGGTATGTTATTACGGGATTAATTAGTATCTTAGGTCTCAATAGTGTTTCAAACATCGTTTCAAACGGTGTTCCTGAAATTGAAAAAGAGGTTTTAATGACAAGTACATCCCTACCAACAACACCAAAGGTTAAGGGGGTTAAATATACTAAACCAACCAAGGTGACTAAAAACCTAATTGACTTCCTTAAATATGAGGAGGGTAGTAGAAAAAATAAAGGTGAAGCTGTATTAAAAGCTTATCAATTAGGTGATGATATGGTTACAATTGGTTGGGGTCACGCTGAACGAATTAATCAGTCACAATTTAAAAAGGGTGATGTGATTACTATAGAAAGGGCTAAAAAATTATTTAAAGCTGATGTTTTATACGCAAAAGATGGATTAGACCGATTGTTAAATGATTGGGATAAAAAGGGTGTTGGGTATGAAATAGACCAAGACATGTATGAAGCTATGATATCTATGATATTTAATATGGGTGTAAGTGGATTTAGGAACTCAGATTTTATACAAATAGTTAAACGAGGTGATTATGAAGAAGCTAGAGAAAAGATTAAAAACACACATATAACATACCAAGGTCACATACCTAGAAGAGCTAAGGAATCCGAAATGTTTGGTAAAAACATGGATACGTAATTGAGTAGATAAATCATATATGACTATGAATATAAAGAAAATAATAAAAGAGGAGATTAGTAAAACTAATTACAAAAGTTGTTCAAACTTTAGTGACCCAGAGGCTAGAAAACTATGTCAGAAAATTAGTAGTTTATCTTCATGGTTATATAGTGGGAGTGGTTTGGGTTTGAGGTGTATTGTTGATAACATGTTAAATACTATTAAGGTTATTGAGGATAGAACTGAAGAATACCAAGAACCACTAAAACTACTTTATGACACCGGAAAATTTAATTCTATTAAGTTGGTGGATGGTGTGTATATACATGAAAAACTATTAGAAGCTGGTTTAGTTATAGATGAAGGTGGTGAGTGGCATTACGTTAATAAATTAAACACGAATTATAGTGATTTGGCTGAATTAGTGACTGATTTAATAATAAAAAAAGGTCAACTTAGTAATTTGATGGATAAAGAATTAATTGGTGTTAAGAAGTATCTAGAAAGTATAAAACCCACATTATCACAACTAATCAACGAGTATTACTCAATTGATGATATAAAGGTGTTTACTAGAAATTCAATCCATATGACAAATATAGGTGATGCTGCTGAATCTTATGTTTGTAAAGTTTTAGAAAAATTCGGTATGAAAAAATTATATCAAGGTGGTAATGGTGACTTCATTGATATGTTATTTGGGGCTGATTTAATAATGGAATATAAGGGTAGAACAATTACCTGTCAAGTTAAAAATTGGGAGGAACAAGCCATAGAAGCTAGTAAAAGTAGGTGGTATGTAGATATTGATTATTTTATGTCACCATTAAATGGTAATGGTGTTATAATATATAATAGAATGGGCACCAAAAGCTTTGTGTTAAGTGGTAATGGAAAAATATGGTAATTAATAAAAATGGGGTTTATAACCCCATTTTTTATACCTATTATTATCGTATGACACATCAAGAAATTATAGAATACAATGAAGAGGCGTTAACATGTGATGGTTTCGATGAGGCTATCATTGGTATGGCTGAACGAATAGATTTAGGTCCAGTTGTGGCCTATAGTGTCTCCAAGATTATTGATATTTTAATAACGAGAGATAATATGTCTTTTGAGGAAGCTCATGAGTATTTTTCATTTAATATAATCCAAGCATGGATGGGTGAAAACACACCAATATTCATACACACATGAGAATGTCAATTAAAATACTTGAATCTAATGTAATAAATAAGAATGATAGGGTGTACCCGTTTGAGTTATTATCTAAGTTATGTGTTAATAAAAAAACATACTTGGGTGGATATTTTGAACTATATCAACCACAAACCCATTTAACCGAAAACCCAACACATCAGATAACTAATTTAAGAATGGTTGGGGGGACAATGGTTGGTGATTTACAAACAGATAACGAACTAATTATCAATGGTATATTAAATGGTGAATTTGGTTTAGCGACCAGAGCTAATGGTTCTATAGAACCTAACGGGGTGGTGAGTGTTGATTACAACTTATTAGCTGTTGACATATCTAAAATAGAAAATCTATCAACAGTTTTTAGAATAAACATCGAACCCAATAAACACATATTAAGACATGAATTTTAATGAAGAACACACATTATTAGGTGATTTAAACCCTGGTGATGTTTTTTTAAGTAAGACTAATAATATCGGGGTTTATTTGAAACCGTTGGATGGTGGTCACCTAATCCAAGACAAAGATAGTGGTGATGAATACACAGTACCACATGGGAACTTCCCAATATTTAAGATGAAATCCGAACCTGAAAAAACACACAACAACGATTTTAAGAAAAAAGATTACGTAATTAAACTAATCGATAAAAAAATAGCATATGAGTTCATAAAGACCTATCATTACTTAGGTGCAGCTAAATTCTTTGCTAAATTTTCTTATGGTATGTATCATAAGGGTGGTGGTGAATTATTAGGTGTAACGGCGTTTTCTAACCCACAAGGTAATGTTGCACTAAAAGGTTGGTTTGGTTTGCCTAACACTGACCAATCGGTATTAGAACTAAGTAGATTATGTGTTATGCCAAACTTAAATGGAACCAACGCGACATCGTTTTTATTATCAACAAGTATTAAACTCCTTAAAAAAGAAGAAATTAGAGCTGTAATCACTTTAGCTGATGATAGTAGACACACTGGTAGTATATACCAAGTATGTAATTTCAGTTATTACGGATTAACCAACAAAAAGAGTGATTTCTTTTCCTACACTGATGGTGGTAAAGTTAACCCAAGGGGTACTACTAAAGAAAAAGAGGGTGTTTGGATATCTAGAACTAGAAAACATAGATATGCCTTTATTATTAATAAAGACCTAATTTGTTTGTATGATTTAGTTAATGAAAAACCTAAAAAAGATGATACAAGTGTTTATGATTGTTGTAGTGGAACACAAATAGTGACCGATAAAAGATTTAATGTGAGTTATTCGTGCCCAAAGTGTACACATAATTTAGAAGTTATGTAGTATTTACTAACATGGACAACGTTTTAATAAAATGTGACAATATTCGTCATAATTTCATCACAGGTAAGGGTGTACACCTTAAAATAGGAAACAATTTTTTAGATGTTGGTTATATGTTTGTACCATACATACCCATGGAACTTACGGAGGTAGTCTCGAATGAATACCAAACTAACCAATCAATCTCATCAAGGTACACAATCCGACCCATAAATAACAGATTATACCAAACATTATCTGACACATTAACTAATGATAATGATTAAAAAAAGTTCTTACACACATAACTTTATAACTGGTAATTATGTTCATAACGGAGTAGTAGAAATACGAACAAGGAACTTAAGAGTTACTTGGACACCTGAATTAACACAAGATTTAACAGCATTCCATAACATCGACGCTGAGGCTGAATTGACAGCATTATTATCTGAACAAGTTGCAACTGAAGTTAATAGACAAATATTGAATGATATTATGTACCCATTTATTAATGGTGAACCTATACATCATAATACTTTATTACCAATGGCTGAACAAGTAATGGCTAGAACAATTGGTCAGGATTTAGTATCCGTTCGACCACTTAATTTAGTACCAATGGGTAGATTATATTATATTGATAATCACAACCAAAATTTGGTGAGTTGGAGAGTTGAAGATGGGGTATATAAGTCAATAATTGGTGTGTCTATGGTGATAAAAAGATTAGAGTTTATACCTAAAAAAATTTGGGTGGGTATAGATATTTTTAATTAGATTTCTAATTACTTGTTTTATTAAGAAAAGTTTTTTATATTTGTTTAAATAAATGTTTAATCTTTTAAAACCCGTTGTATGTTAAAACAAATAAGACAAATTGAGAAGAATATCACCGTTAAGATGAAACAAATTAAAAAAGGTGAAATTACTATTTCTGAAAGTAGGATAGGGATTCAATTTAATAGGTTAAAAGAGATGGATGAGGCTTCTTATGAAAAATACCTAAAAGATTATAACCACTTAACTAAAACACTAGTTTGATGGGTGTTTTTGACAATCACCTTTTAGGTAGACAAGAATCTGAATCAACCATCGAAATGGTAAAGGAGTGTGATATGGTTGGTCGTAGAATATATTTTAGTAATTTATTCTACTACACAGACACCATTGATAGTAAAGGTGATGTAATTTACATAAAAAAGAAATCCTATACCTTTTAATACCACACCAATTATGTAATTATTATGATATTATCTATTCCATAGATGGGGTAGAAACAAAAAATTGTGATAGACAAGTTATTTCAATAATTTATTTAAAGTTACAAGATTATGTCGAAAAATACAATAGTTAAGTTTAAAAACACTTCATTACAGAATGATTCAAAAAACATAATTAAAAATGGTTACCATTTTTTTAAAAGTTCATATGGTTTACCTTCCATTGAGGTGGTGGAAAAAGGTGGGGAAGTTGATTCTGAAACATCTTACCTATATCAGAATGAGGAAGATATGTGTTCTGATTTTGATAAACTTAAAAACACTATACCAAATAAAATTAAATAGTATGATAACAATAAATGACAGTACTAATGTAAGTTTACCAATAACGTGTAGTCGGGGTGTTTTAACATGGGTTATTGAAACCCATCAAATGGATTGTTTTAGGAATAATAAACTTTTAGGAATAATAAACCTAGTTTAATGTCCGACCTCAGAAAAGAACTAACTAACACCTTTGGGGAACAAGTTAAAACGATTACCGGTGAGTTTAGGAATAAATTATGGGTTAGTTTATAATGTGTTTAGTGCATCTAATAAGGGTACTTCGATTGAAGTGTGTAAAACATTTGAGGAAATTCGTTCGGGTGTCCACGACACACACATAATTGGGTTTTTGATGGAGTTACATAAAAAATTAATATGAGAGAATTGGTGATTGGGGATATCCATGGTGGGTATAGGGCTTTAAAACAAGTATTAGAAGCTGTTAACTTTGATTATGAAAATGATAAGTTAATATCTTTGGGTGACGTTTGTGATGGTTGGCCTGATGTGGCTGAATGTATTGAGGAATTAATTAAAATTAAAAACTTAATAAAAATAAGGGGTAATCATGATGAATGGACATTAGATTTTCTCAGACACACATTAAAAAATGGTGTGGATGAATATAGTGATACTTGGTACCACCAAGGTGGTAAAGCTACCCACCTCTCTTATTACAATAAACCCGAATTAGTTGATAAACACATTCAATACCTAGAGGAAACTGAATTATACCACATTGATGAACAAAATCGATTATTTTTACACGCTGGTTTTAATACAGATATACCAGTCGATAAACAAGAAAAAACCACATATTTTTGGGACAGAGTTTTTTGGTCTGATTTAACAAATGGTTATTTAGAGGGTACGGACATGTTTAAAGAAGTTTATATCGGACACACACCAACCATTAGTACATTCAAACATGGAAGACCAGTGAACATTAGTAATGTGTGGAATATGGATACGGGAGCTACATATATTGGTAAATTATCCATTATGGATTTAAATACCAAAGAATTAACACAATCTGACCCCGTGTTCCAATTATACCCTGAACATATGGGTAGAAACGGTAAGTTAGTAATGGATGACCCTGAGTGGAATAAGTGGGGTAGTTGATTAACATCGGACACATAATTATATAAACGAAAAAGAATGGTAGTTAATGAATTAAATAAACTTAGATTGGATTATTCTATTTTAATTAATTCAGTTGATTTGGATGATTTAAAATTATTCCTAAAGTCTCTTAATACTGAACGGTGGGTTCCATTCTGTTATTGGAATCGAGGAGAAATAAAAGATAAACCTAATATATTAACAGAGTTTGTTGGGAAAAACCCATTACGGTGGTCTATATATAGTTTTTTGGTTAAAAATGGGTATATGTTAATAGAAAACCCACATTGGTGTCAACGAAACCCAAGAAAAGGTAATAACCCAAATGAATTTTACGAATATTACTCATATTATAATGAATTAGTTTACGATGAAATAATAAATAGACTACATGATGAGGGGTACCTAAAAAAAAAGGTGATAGTTACCAAATTAATAATAACACAAAACCAATCAAAAAATTAGAAACACATAAATTTATAATTAAATAATATGAAAAAAGAAGAGTTTTTAGAAAAATACCTTAACGCCAAATCACCTACGGGGATGGAAACCGAAGGTCAACAAATTTGGTTGGATTATATAAAGGATTATGTTGATGAAACATTTACCGATGTATATGGAACAGCTGTTGGGGTTGTTAACCCAGGAAAAGACTATAAAGTAGTTATTGAGGCTCACGCTGATGAGATTGGGTGGACGGTTAACCACATTGATAGTGATGGATTTATTAGGGTAGTTCGAAATGGTGGTTCAGACCATCAAATAGCACCTGGAACGAGTGTTCAAATACTTGGTGAAAATGGTGTAGTTGAAGGTCACTTTGGTTGGTTAGCTATACACGAAAGAAAGAGTTCAAGTGAATTACAACCAAGTGTTGACAACCTATTTGTCGATGTTGAGGCATCATCAAAAGAAGAAGTTGAGGGTATGGGTATATTTGTAGGTTGTCCTATGGTATATAATACACAATTCAAAGAAAGAAAAGGAAAATACATATCAAGAGCGTTGGACAACAGAATTGGTGGGTATATGATAGCACAAGTCGCTAAAAAATTAAAAGATAAAGGTGATAAATTACCTTACACTCTATACATCGTTAATTCAGTTCAGGAAGAAATTGGTTTATTCGGAGCTAAAATGATAGCTCAAACAATTAAACCTAATGTTGCGATTATAACGGATGTATGTCATGATACACATACACCACACATGAACAAACAAACAGCTGGTGATACAAAGTCAGGTCTCGGTCCAGTTATTTTTAGAGGTGGAGACATCCAACTAAATTTACATAAGAAAGTAATTGGTGTAGCTAAGGAAAAAGAAATTAAATTCCAAAGGGGTACATATAATGGTAACTCTGGAACAGATACAAACGCTTTTTACACATCTAATGGTGGTGTTGCTTGTCAATTGATATCATTACCATTAAAATACATGCACACTACGGTTGAGACTGTGGATAAAAAAGATGTTAAAAATGTGATTAAATTGATATATCACACACTATTATCATTGGAAGAAAACGAAGATTTCAAGTATATTAAAAATAAATAAAAAAAATACTTGACTTATAAGAGAACTTTTACTATATTTGTAGTATATTTATAAACAAAGAAAATTAAAAACAAAATGAAAACATTAACAAACATATCTTTATTTACCCTGACGCAAGTCTTTATGGTACAGTTACAAACTGTATTCGGGTTTGGTGTGTCTAATGTCTCATGACAATTTAAGATATACAATCAAACAAACCCGAATTCAAATTATTGAGTTCGGGTTTTTTTTTGTTCTTTGATTTATTGGTAATATTGTCTCGTGGTGTAATTGGCAACACGTCCCGTTTTGACCGGGGAGAGAGAGAAATCCGTTGTAGGTTCGAACCCTACCGAGACAACTTTAAAATAATAGTAATGGCGTAACTTAGTGAAAAAGGATTATCTCTCATAAGGATGATTAACCGAGTTTGAACCTCGGGTACGCTACAATAAGGTGAATTAGTATAGTGGTAATTATGTTGGTTTTGTAATCCAATGACGAGAGTTCGATTCTCTCATTCACCTCAAATAAATAATGGGACTATCGTATAGGTGGTTATTGTACACATGTTTGAAACACATGAGGCCTCAGCTCAACTCTGAGTGGTCCCACAAACGCTTACGAAGTTCATGCGGTTGAACACTCGGTTGGTATCTGAGAGGAAGTGGGTTCGAATCCCATCGTTAGCTCTAAATAAATATCGAACTTTTACAATACCACACGTATTTATATGTAAAGGTTAGTATTATGAGAGAACATGAAAAAAATATTATTAAAAAAAACTATAGTAAGTGTGGTCCGTTTATGGTGGCTAGTATGTTAAAAACACCTGTTAATGAAGTTTATGTATACGCTAATGATAATTTTATTGAATATAACCATAGAGTATATAACGAAAAAGTGTTAAGTTCTAAAATTAAAGATTATGGAAGTATTAGGGAACTATGTATTGATTTGGGTATTACAATCACTGGAGCATCATATAAAATAATTAAAAATTATATGAATTTATATAATTTAGATATATCACATTTTAATAATGGTATAACGAGGAAAAGGTTAAAAATACCAACAGAGGAAATTTTAGTTAGTGGTAGTACATACGGTACGTCAACACTAAAAAAAAGATTATATAAGGAAGGGATTAAAGAGAGAATATGTGAGTTGTGTGGTCAAAACGATGAATGGATGGGTAAAAAGATGTCTTTAATATTAGACCATATAAACGGCATTAATACCGACAATAGAATTGAGAATCTTAGAATAGTTTGTCCCAACTGTGACACCACTTTAGATACTTTCTCAGGTAAAAATAATAAAAGGTTAAAAAAAGAAAATTTTTGTAGTTGTGGTTGTAAAATAAACAATAAAAGTTTAAGGTGTGTTGGTTGTAGTGAAGTATCTAAACGAAAGGTTGTTAGACCAACATATAACCAACTACTTGAAGAGATAGAAACATTAGGTTATGTTGGTACAGGTAAAAAGTATGGTGTTAGTGATAACTCGATTAGAAAATGGAAAAAACATTACGAATATAAGGGGGTATAGCTCAGTTGGTTTAGAGTGGTTGTCTTACAAACAATAGGCCGGGGGTTCGACTCCCTCTACCCTCACAAACGTCCTGTATATGTGGAGTTACGACCACTCAGGATTTTGAGTATGATGGTGGTTCGATTCCATCTGGGGATACAATAATTACACATGGAGGTGTGGTGAAACTGGTATACACGTTGTTTTTAAGCGGCAATGTCCTTTGTGGCTTGTGGGTTCGACTCCCATCACCTCTACTTTAAGACTATTAGGAAAGACTAATAAATGCCTTCGTGGTGGAATGGTAGACACGATAGATTTAGGATTTATTGTCTTATGGCGTGTGGGTTCGACTCCCACCGAAGGTACTTTTGACCCGTGTATTGAAACATTTGTGCAAATGATATATAACATACTTCGGTAATGATGGGTTTTATCCTGTCAAATATAAGGTTCGATTCCTTTATGGGTCACTTCACTTGACTTAATAGTTTAGACTATTTATAATTAAAATGTTATGAACAAAATATTAGTATTAAATATGGATGCGTCACCAATGACTGTGATGAACTTTGATAGAGGGTTTAGGCTCGCTTACAAAGGGAAAGCTGATGTTGTATCGTATGAAGAAGATAGCCCTATTAAGGTTTCTATTAGAGACGAGGATTATTTAAATTTAATCGGTGAATGTCCAACGTTATTAACGGATGATGGTAAAGGTTTTAAAAGACCAACAATTGTTAGATTAAACAATTATGTATATGTACCACATAAAAAAGTAACATTATCAAGATTTAATATTTACAGAAGAGATGAGTACAAGTGTGTATATTGTTCATCTGAAAAAAACTTAACGATTGACCACGTTAAACCAAAATCAAAAGGTGGTAAAAACTCGTGGGAAAATTTAGCAACCTGTTGTGGTACTTGTAACCTTGAAAAGGGTAATATGTCACTGAAGGAATATGAATTACTAACAGGTAAAACAATAAGACACGAACCGTATAGACCAACTTATATGGAGTTCTTATCACAATATAAAAATATCCACGAGGATTGGAAATCATATGTTTATGTCTAACGAAGAAAATTTTTACAAAGAAGATGGGTGTATTATACTCACAGAAAAGTTCTTGGCTTATAAGGGTCAATGTTGTTCCAACGGGTGTCGACATTGTCCGTTTGAGCCAAGACACATTATTAAAGGTAATGATAAATTAAACGAAGATGTCAGGAAACGGCTTGACAAACAATAAAGTTTAGTATATACTTATTAAAGTACTTGTGGCGGAATGTAGACGCACCTAGTTTAATGGTAAATGTTTGAGTGTTGTGTGGACACGATTACAAACCACCCACACACTATGGGTAGATTAAATTAAGGTACACACGTTCAGGTTCAAATCCTGAGAAGTACACAAAACGTGGGGTAGAAGGTGTGGTATTCCTCTATGGTCTCATAAGCCATACATTCGTCAGTTCGACTCTGGCTCCCGCTACTAAATATATATTAACAATAAAAAAAGGGTGAATATCATGTAACCGTTACAGATGTTAATGGTTGTTCAAAGACTGACACAATTATTTTAGAAACCTTTGTTAATACAGTTACACATGTTGATGAAACATTAATTGGGGATTCAACAGTTACCATAATACCAACACTTGGTCAAAATTACCCAAACCCAGCAACAAATGGGTATACAATTATTGAGTATTTAATACCTGAGAACAGTGTGTCATATATAGTCCTTATAAAGGATATTACATATCAAGTTTTTGCTTTTAGATTAGATGACCAAGAATCAAAAATAACTGTTACCTATAACGGTCTTGGTAGGGGTGAGTATTATTATCAATTAATTGTTGATGGTGATAGAATTTCAACAAAAAGAATGATATTAAAAGAATGATATTGTGTAACTCCTCTTTCGTTTGGTGATACCGTCTGGGTACAGCATTGACAACAATGAGAAATGAAACATAGTTTTGGTAGACAAAAGGCCTTTGATTTTACCCGATAAACCACCTTAGGGTGGTTTTTTTTTGTTTATTAAATAAATTTAACTTACATTTGTACCATGAAGTATAGTTTAAAACAGAATAAAGATATTGATAGGTTATTCAGTGTGGAAGCTAAAAACAAAGTGGTGGACAATGTATTAATTAAAATTGTTACAGATGGTACACCTGGTTACTTATTTACCGTTAGTTCTAAGAAGTTTAAGAGAGCGGTTGATAGAAACAGAATAAAGAGGATGATGAGAGAGGAACTAAAAGGGATTGTTCCAACTAACTCAGTGGCGTTAATTTATATCGGTGATAAAATACCAAATAAATTAAATTTTAAAAAGTACTTGTCTACTTAATATATTATACATATAGTTGTACCAACAACGAGGATTAAGTGTTACAATGGTTGGATAACCTTTTTAAAATAAAATAAAAAAAAACACAAAAATACTTGTCAAACTAATAAAAAATGATTAGGTTTGTATAACAATAGAGACAACAAAATTAGATAATATACATGAGTGGTGAAATTGGTAAACACGCTATTCTTTAGGGTAGTGAACGAAAAAGTAAGAGTAATCTGAAAAGTAGTTCTTGATGGTTCGATTCCATCCTCATGTACTAAGTCAATAATAGTAATCAATACGTTACCTGAACGGAATTTGATGAAAACACATCCACCCCACAAGGTGGAACCCCCAAGATTAGAAGAGGGATGAGGGGGTATAGACTTAACTACGGAAGTGGTGAAATTGGTAAACACGCTATTCTTTAGGGTAGTGAACGAAAAAGTAAGAGTAATCTGAAAAGTAGTTTTTAGGGGTTCGAGTCCCTTCTTCCGTACCAATGTTAAATAACTACATAAGCGGGTGTGGTGAAATTGGTAAACACGCCTTGTTTGGGGTAACCCATGACGAGGTGGACGAAAAGTAAGAGTAATCCGAAAAGTAGTTTTTGGTGGTTCGAGTCCATCCACCCGTACCATAAAACAATTACTGTAATAGTTGTTTTTAGAACCAATAATTGATAATTACAGTTTGATATTGTTGGTTGTTGGGTTCGTTTAATGGCTAGGACACTCGCCACAGGCGGGAGATGAGGGTTCGACACCCCCACCCAACACAAATCATCGATGTGTATGGTAACTTTGTATCTTAGTTACCCCAATTCGAAAGTGTTTAGTACCTACTCGTTAGTGTCTAACCATTATTAGTAAAGTCAAAGATACCAGTTCGGATTTCTAGTAGAAAACCACTAGTGGAGGTTTGGTAATCACAATGGGTTAGTCCCATGGAGATACTGTGAAAACCGAAAACATCATATTAGTGTTCCCTCAATAGGTTCTTACTCAAGTCGGTTATGAGAGGGTGGATTAAGTAGCTCAGTTGGTTAGAGCAATCCTTTAGGGGAGGTCGTTGGTTCGAGTCCAACCTTAATTACAAATAAATGAGTGGCGGAATGGTAGACGCGTACTTCGAAATGGTGAATCAAAAGTCCATTAATTAACGCATCCGAGATATATAAAGTGAGTGGTGTAGTGGTTTATGGCGTGGGACGGGTTGATACCCATGTTAGATAATAACCTACCTTAATCAGGTGGTCCTTAAAATTTGTACAAGAAAACAATAATACTATAATATAAAACCGAGTCACCACGGAAAGGTATAACCGAATAAAGTAGGTTGTGGGGGTTCGATTCCTTCCTTATTTACTTTTGTGTATATTTATATTAAACTTAAATTAACACAAATAAATGAAAACAATATTTAAAATATTAGTGTGTTTATTTATACTAATATTATCATCTTGCTGTACAATTAAAGGACCAAACTATAATAGTGGTCAGTCACATAATCAATCATTAGGGACCAGGAAAAAGGTTGTTAATCGAGAGGATGGTAGAATGAATAAATCCATGAAAAAATTAAGAAAACGAGGTTACAAAGTTAAGGATAAAAAAATTAAATTATTTAAAAAAAGACGATTTATATAAATAAGTTTATCCATTTTTCTTTACTTGACTTTACAATAAAAATGAACGACATTTAAATAAAAAGAAATATATTATGAATGAATTTAATGATGATGAATTTGATGAGTTTGGAAACTTTGATAGGGAAAAATTAAATAAACTATTCAGAGAAAGAATGGCTGATGACGACTTTAAGAAAAAGTTTTTAGGTATTATAGGTGGTTATGAAAATCGTTATGAAGAGATAATGAAATTAATGTGGGGTATGAATAACAACCCATTTGGGTTAGATGCAACTGGTCTTAATGTTGATGGTTATAACTCATATAGTGGAACAACAGATGGTGATAATACTAGTGTTAGTATATATACCATATCAATGTCACCTGAGGAATTCTACAATAATGAAAATAGAAATAAGATGGTGGACCAAGAATTGGCACCCGAAATTATTATCAATTTATTACAAAATAAATTAGATGAAGCTGTTTATGAAGAAAATTATGAGGAAGCATCAAGTTTATTAGACACAATAAACTCACTTAAAGAGGGTGTAAAGACCGAAAACAAAAAAAAATAGAAAATAAATTAAAAAACACTTGACACAACGGTAAACTTTTACTATATTTGTAGTATATTTATAAACAAGGAAAAAACAAAAGAAAATGAAAACTAATAATAACATACATAATATTAATATCAGTCGTAATTCGTGGATAACGAAGATGACGAGATGTGTGTAATTAATAGTTAATAAAATAACTACTTAATCCCCATCTCAAACCGAGGTGGGGATTTTTTTTTACATAGACATTATGGGTGATTTAGTTAGAAAAATAGGTGAGGTAAAAATAAAGGAGTTCCAAGATAACTTTGATAAAATCTTGGATGAACACAGAGAAAAGGCTGACCAAGGTGGATACCATGGGGAGTTAAAGTTTAAAAAAGAAAAAGGTAAGATGATAATTTTTGTTGAACTGGATTAAAAATGGTGTGTGTAGCTCAGAGGAAGAGTGTCGGTTTGTGGAATCGAAGGTCGGGATATCGTAATTCCTCATACACCCAAAAATAATGGAGAGTGAAGCAGTGTCATGGAGATGCGACTAGATTTGAAACCTAGGCTACGCGAAAGGGTACGGGGGTCGGTTCCTCCGCTCTCCGCTAAAGTAAAAAAGGATTGGTAGCTCAGAGGAAGAGCAACACCCTGTTAAGGTGAAGGCCGAGATATCGTTATTCTCCCAGTCCGCAATACGTTATAAGTCACCAACCTTATAATTGAAATACTCTTCGTAAGCTTTAAAGTGAAGCTCCTGATTGTTAATCAGAGGAAGGTGGGTCAGTACCACCACGGAGAGCAAACATTGTGTCGGGCATGGACGGTTTAGTGGCTATCCTGATAAGATAGAATAATAGGGTTCGACTCCCTACGACACAACAAATACAAACGACAGGCTTGGTGTCGGTGGGCTCTCCAAAAGCTTCACGAGTTTTTTCGATTAAAACCGTTTGTGCTATTCGTTTTGGGTGTCACGTGCATATTTATATATAAAGTAATATGTGTAAATATGAATGTAAATTCTGTGGTGAGGTGGAAATTAAAACGCCTAAACACGCTGGGTCACATGTAGTCAATTGTGATAAAAACCCAAATAAAGGTAAATCGTATGAGAAAATGGTGAGATTAGGTCGTGAACATACAACAACAACACTTCGAAAGAATAAGGAAAAGTATTACATTGAACCAAAAATGTGTGAATATTGTTCTGAGGTAATACCATACGAAGTGAGGGGTAATAAATATTGTGGACACAGTTGTTCGGCTTCGTCAACTAATAGAGATAGAGTATTGAGTGTGTACACACTATCAAAGCAAGGGTTAATTAATATAAGAAACTCAGTTAGTGTCAATTTAAAAGGTGTTAAACTGTGTGATAGATTTGATGATAAAAAGTGTAACGAAATAAAACGAAAAATAAGTGAAAAATTAACAAAACCAAAGGTTGAGTTTACTTGTCCGGTTTGTGATAAAAAATTATGGTTAACTAAAACACAATTAAATAGAAGAAAATATTGTGGTGGTGTGTGTAGAAATAAAATAAATAATAAATTAATAAATGGTCTTAGGTCTAAACCTGAAATATATTTAGAAAATGAACTAAACACTTATTTCCCTAATTTAACTATTTTATTTAATGATAGGTTAACACTAATGGGTAATCGTGAATTAGATGTTTATATACCCTCATTGAATTTTGGTATTGAGTGGAATGGTATATACCACTACAAAGACATTAGAGGTGATGGTTCTTTAATTAAAACAAAAGAAAAAGATAAACAGAAAATAAAAGAATGTGAGATATTAGGTATAAAATTATATATAGTTAAAGATTTAACAAGTCATAAAAAATTTATAATAGAAGAAACTAATAAAATTATTAAGTACATAAATAATCTACACACTAATGGAAGATAGTCAAATATTGGTTCGTTGAGCTTGTCTGCTAAACAAGTCTACCCTTAATGGGTAGTGAGGGTTCAATCCCCTTGTCTTCCGCCATGGTCGTTTTTGTACTTCCCACATATTTATATGTATGGGAAGAAAATAAAATAGAGGGTTACTCAAGTGGCTTAAGAGGATAACTTGGAAAGTTATTAGGTCGGTTAAACGACGCATGGGTTCAAATCCCATACCCTCTACCAATGGACATGTCGTATAAGGGTTATTACGCTAAGCTTATACCTTAGTTAAGAGGGCTCAACTCCCTCCATGTCTACTATAACATAATGTTGTGAGTTAATCACTAACGATTATGACAATGTACTTGTAGCTCAGTTGGATAGAGCATATGGTTACGGACCATAAGGTCGGGGGTTCGAATCCCTCCTGGTACACTAATTAAAAATAACTTAATACTTATTTGATTTTAATGGTGTACACCCCACTATTCCGTAGACCTCATCCAACATGAAGAAGTTGTATCACCACCAACTTAAAGGTGTGAGTCCAGTTATTCCGTATACCTCATCCAACTAGATGCTGCAATGGGAACCGTAACTTATGGGTATGAGTCCCGTTATTCCGTAGACCTCATCCAACCATGTGGTTGTAACTTCCATAATTTCAGTATCGTTAATTCCAAAACGGGAATCCAAAACTGACCATATTTCACCATATTTAATATAACAATATCCATTTTTTTTATCCTGATAATAATAAAAGAATATTTTATTATTATCATTAACATAAGTGATTTTATTACCATCAACAACTGGTTTTAAATCCCCAAAATTATCGATTAACCACGATAGTGGTGTTTCACCCTCATCAAACCAATCGAAATTATTAATTTCTTCTTTTATTATTTTTTTGATGTTCATAATTATTTTCAGTTTAACATATTATTTTTATACCTCATCCAACGCCAAGTAAACAGAAGATTCTCCAGAGTACGGTGTAAGTCCCGTTATTCCGTATACCTCATCCAACCTTCAACTATTTCACCAAATCGATTTTGAAGGTGTGAGTCCCGTTAATCCGTATACCTCATCCAACCACTTGGTTATAACCACCTGAATTTCCTTATAGTTAATCCCAAAACGAGACTCCAAAACTGACCATATTTCATCATAATTAATATAACAAAGTCCATTTTCTTCATCCTGATAATAATAAAAAATTGTTTTATTATTATTATTATTATCAGCATAGAATGTTAGATTACCCCTAACAACCGGTGTCAAATCACCAAAATTATCAATTAACCGCGATAATGGAGTTTCACCCTCATCAAACCAATCAAAGTTATCAATCTCCTCCTTTATTATTTTTCTAATGTTCATATTTTTGTTTTTCTATAAATATATCATAACATTGAATAGTTAAAGTTTAATTTATCTAAAAAAATGATTATATTAGATGTAATGTTAAGAAAAATAGTTAGAAAAATAACAAATCATGTAAAGGTACAAGACATAATTTTTGGTCAACCTTTACAAGGTACATATGCTGACTATCTATTATTAATAGATTCCTATAAGGAAATAGACCCAATGCCAAAAAACCCAAAGAAAGCCGATAAATTTAAACAGATGTTATTTAACACCAAGTTTTTACTATATATGTTAAAGACCCATGGTGAATTACATTGTGAATATTGTGGTAAAAAAGAATTAAGATTATACCATTGGAAAAAAGATGAGGTTAAAAGTCATCATGATATGGCTACCGCTGACCACTTCCTCCCAAAAGCCAAACATCCAGAGTTAGCCAAAGAATTTAGTAATCTAAAAGTGTGTTGTTATAAATGTAACCAAGAAAAAAAAGATGATGAGTGGGATAAATTAACATTAAAGTTTGTTTATTAAGTTTACAAGTCTATTGGTTATTCTATATTTTAGCCATGGAATTGTTTATAGCTAGTAATAAAAAAGAAAATATAACATTTGTTAAGAAATCACCTATAAAAGTGTGGCCACTAACTACTCAACCTATAAGTGAAATAAGAAGTCAAAATCATTTATTAGAAACTATACCATTAAATGGTGTTCGATGGATTTTACAAATACCATCAGGTGATGGACATCAAGATTTTCATGTATCTACAAATCAACCAAGAATGGGTTCGTTAGGTGTAGATTTACATAATTATAACCAAATGCCAATACGAACACAATGTGAACATTATGTCGAGTTTCTGGATTTGGGTGAAGCTAATATGTTATTTGAGTGGTTTAACTTTTCCAGAACGAACAATTTAAAAAAAAATATGACATTACAACTATACTCACGAAATGGTGGGGTATTAGAAAGTTATCATTTAATCGGTTGTCAACCAATTTCAATAGGAATGGATGAAGATGACGGGATAACACCAATTACTTTTAATATCGACCATTTTAGACAATTTTAATAAAATTATGGATAAAAAAATAGAAAAACCAAAAGATAACCAAAAGGGTGGTCAACAAGAATTAAACAGATTTATGGGTGGAAACTTAACACAAATTATCACCATTATATCCATTGTTATATGGGTTATATCATCAGGAGTTCAATCAGTTAAGGATATATTTAGTGGTGGTATTCAAGAAACAACATCATCCTATTCATTTATCATGGTTGTTATTATGGTAACTACATTACAGATTAAGTTAATGATTAATAAGAGACCAAAAATTAAAAAAGATAACATAGGATGTAAAAAATGTGGTAAAAAATAAAGATTTATCTTGATTTATCAAAATAAGTTATTTATATTTGTATCAGAAACGAGGGTTTAAGACCTAAATTAAAGGAAAAAAAGAAATATTAAAATAAATTAAAAAAATACTTGACTTACAAGATAACTTTTACTACATTTGTACTATATTTATAAACAAAGAAAAAACAAAAACAATGATAACTAATAAACCGACATATAAACCGAGTGACGCGAAAGCGGGAACTGATTGTGGTTATAACCACAATTGTCGAGACCTTAGGTATTAAGTTAAATATTAAAAGATATTAATTTAAAACTAAAACCCTCGACCATAACAAGTCGAGGGTTTTTTAGTTAAAAACAATTGGTGACTGAAAGTCGTTTGGATACGACAGCGAAACTGTAAATTTCGTCCTTAGGGGAGTGGTTCGAGTCCATCAGGCACCACCTGTATTAGTTAGTACTATACTCCGTATGAGAGAAGGAAGTACAAAAACTAGGTGTGGCTCAGTTGGTAGAGCGGGGTGTTTGGGACACTCAGGTCGTAGGTTCGAATCCTATCACTTAGACATGGAACTTTTGTACCTTCCCATATTATTTATATGTATGGGAAGGAAACAAAAGATGAGTAACACAATGAAAGGTCAAGGGAAAGGGGGAATTAAACTCCCAATTCGGAACCTGTTGGATTACAAAGGGTGGACAAAAGGTAGAAAATAAAAAGTAGGTTAAAATTGTTTTAGGTTCTACATGGTGGTACCACCAACTAAGACGCAATGGAGATGAGGTCAAACGGTTAAGATGTCTCGTTGTCTGCGAGGTCGGAGTGGGTTCGACTCCCATCATCTCCGCGAAACCTGTTTATATCATTCAGGTCAGAAAAAAAATGGTAAACGCGAAATGTAGCTTAATGTTAAAGCATCTCCCTTCCAAGGAGAGGAAGGAGTTAGATTCTCACATTTCGCTCTATAGAGAGTTGAAACGGTAGTGCCCTCTCTTAAATCAAAGGTACGCCACTAAGGGGGTGTAGCTCAATTGGCTGAGCAACTCGTTTGCAACGAGAAGGTTATGTGGGTTCGAGTCCCATCACTTCCACAAAAAAGATAGAAGCGGTAATGTGAGTTACATCAATTTGGATTTGGAAAAACACTCATATAGTTAATCTCTATCTTTTTATTTGGTCAGGTGTCTGAGAGGCATATAGGTGGTCGGTTGCAACCCGATTTACGGGGGTTCGATTCCCTCCCTGACTTCTAATTAAAAGAGTAAAACAAAATGTTAACAATAGTATTAGGTCTTAGTACGAGGTATTTACTAAAAGAACTAAAACTAAGACGAAAAATAAGTAACTCAGAAAAAGAAGTTATTAAAAGTGAATTCCGTAAAGAGTTCAACGAGAAGTATAAAAGAGCTTTAAAGATTAAAAGGATTAAAAGAAAAAACAAAGTAGAAATTATGGTAAATAAATTAAAATATAAACAGTAACAAGACTAACCGATAATTGGTTAGTCGTGAAAATCGATTGACTAATTGGAGGTAACAAAATTACAACCACACCTAAAAGGGACTAAGTCAATCATAACTTAGTCCCTTTTTTTATCTCTTCGAAGCTCAAGTGGACGGGCTTTCCGCTTTTAACGGAAAGGTTACGGGTTCGAGGCCCGTGGGGGAGACAAATGTGTATATATCACGGTGATAAGTCACCGTGATTATTACCAGTTCACACCATTACAGAATGTATCGTGACCATATTTACAATACCTACTTAAACTAACTTCTGTTACACCCTCACAATCATCATATTGTGGGATACCAAGGTTATGTGTCTCTAAATAATCAATAACGTCATAACCATCATCACCACAAGCAACCATATCATCAATCCCGAATCTCCATATACTATCAACATCAACATCGTAATTATTTATTTTAACATAGATATCACGACCTTCAAGACATTCATCGATTTGTGTTTCTTCATCGTAATCATTAACTATACAAAGACTAATCATGAAAAACCTATACTCACTAGCTGATGGGATATCCTCAACCCATTCAAAATCATTAGACTCATTCAAAAATTTAAAATCATCTTCATCAATCATTGGGGTCAATATACCATCTTTAATAAATTTAATAAAATCGTGGGTGTTAAGTACTAATTCTATACCTAAATTAAGGTCAGATTCATCCGACACAATTTCAAAATTAAAAAGAGTTAATGGTGTTTCGTAACTAACACCCTCATCATCTTTACCAACATATTTTAGTATTCTTGTATATTGACTCCACATATTCTTAAATGTTTGCCCATATCTTAACATTTCAGGTGAGAACACACCTATAATATCCTCAGTCCAATCAAAATCAGATTCTTTTAATATTTTTTTTATAAGTTTTTTCATGATATTAAGTTATATAACTATTTCAGATAATTTATAGACATGTTCACCATAATAGGTAATATTTCCTTCCCATTCATCACTACACCACACACCCATATAACCTTTATTACTATCCCATTGTTCCCCACCTGAAAGTGAGGTAGGCTGTTTATCAACTACACTATCACAATCATACATCACAGATTCTAATGAGTAATGAGTGGTGTGTCGCCAATTCCACCCAAAACCCTGTAATTTTTTTTGTAATTTAGACCATAGATGTGTATTTAATGTCATATCCAGTATAATCACAAACGGGGTATTAACAGGTATAACCAAATCCTCAGGGATACCCTCAACCCAATCAAAATCAGATTCTTTTAATATTTTTTTTATAAGTTTTTTCATCTATACTGATAAATATCACAAAAGTTTTGTATATTTGTATAAATAGTATAAAATTAAATAGATGTTAGACATTGGGAATGATTATATCGGTAAGGTTGGTGAAAAAATTAACATGGAACTAACAATTGTTGGTGTTAATAAGTTTGATGGTCCATTTGGTGATACAAATGTTTATCAAATGGTTGATAATAATAACAATAGAGTAACTAAATTCGGTAAAATTAATGAAAGATACTTGGTTGGTGGTGAGTTAATTGAAATTGGTTCCGTGTTGAGGTTTAAAGCACAAGTTAAAAAACAAGAAATTTATTATGGTGTTAAACAAACAACAATAGGTAGGGTATCTAAATTCGTCTAAACCCAATCAAAATCAGATTCTTTTATATTTTTTTTATGAATTTTTTCATAGTTAATCCATTCTAATCAATATATAAACAGTATCTTCAACAATCTCTTCAGCGTATTCACCATAACCCAATGAATCATAATTAGATTCTTGAAATAGGTCGTTAACAAGTCTTTCTTCATCAATATCCCATCCCCATTGTGATAACATGGCATCAAGTAATTCTTTAGTAGTAGAATACCAACCCTTTTCGTTAACTAAACAATAAATTGGGTCTTCCATACATCTATGTAATTCAACCAACTCGGTTTCCCTTACATCATCACGAGCATCGTCAAGAATTTTATCTCTTTGCTTTATTAGGTCATAAATTCTTGTTTGTACGGACTCATCATCATCAGACAAGTCCTCAAGTTCCTCAATCTCCTCTGTTAGGTCATCATATCTTTCCTCGTATTCATCATCAGAATTGGAGAGTATGTCTTCCTCATCTATATCATCCATATAATGGTCAGCCTCCTCATCACAAAAATCATCAATCCATTGTTGGGAAACAGTAACATAATCAGATATATCACGTACTGTTTCAACACCCAACTCTTCATAAAGACTTCGTATATCCTCTTTTAATGTTTCATCAGCTTGTTCCTTGGTTAAAACCACCCAAGTTTCACCATCAACATTGTAAGTTTTCCCACCAAGATAGTCATAACTATCCGTTTCCTCAAAATCCTCAGCGTAAACCAAATTAGCCCCAAAGTGGTTAAGCATTGATTCAAACTCTTCATCATCTGGACTAGCCGCTAACACATCTTGTGCCCAGTCAAAATCCCCTATTTCTTCTTTTATTATTTTTTTTAATCTTTTTAGTTCCATACTAATAAATATTCACTATATTTGTAATGTTAAAGATAAGTTATAAATAAATTACATGATGACAGAGAAGATGCCGCTCCACGGAGAGAAACTTCGACACACCACAACATACGGAAGGAGGTAACTACCAAAGTGATTAAGTTCAATAAAGGGGCCGTACGCACTTCCCAGGGTGAAACTCAAACAGATTTAGGGTGATTGTTGCCTAATTATAGTCGGGTAAGAGGATTTAAGACAAATGGTATCGAACCATTAAAACAGTGGAGACTGTCTAATGGCTAGCAGAAAGTCGGGTAAGCTCATCATCATAACTTAATAGGTAAAAGAAAGTATAAAAAACTTTATACTGACTTTTACCTATTTATCGTTAAAAAAGGTAAGGTATTTAGTGAGGAACATAAAATAAAAACAAAATGATTGATAATATAGAAAAAATAAAACCATTATTAAATTTTACTGAGGAAGGTGATTTCTACATGTTATATGTGATGAAACGAAAAAAGGACCAACCAGAGGGTGAAAAAGATAAACACCAATCGGTTAGAACAATTAAAACATATTGTGTTAGTAATTTAGACTATCTAGAAAAAAGGTATGATGAGATAAAACAATTAGCTGAAATGTTTAAAGCTAGAATATACATCCATATCCAAAAACAAAACCATATGGATGTGTCTTTAGATATGATGGGTGCCTTGGCCACACGAATTAAAAATAAACAACATAGTCAACAAAACTTGTTTGATAGTGTGGTAGGTCAAGTAAAAACAAATGAGAAGAGATGGATAGTGGACATAGATGTTTTGGATTTAGGTGTAGTTAATGTGGTAGGTGATTATATAAACGGATTAGACCCAAAGGGTGATAAAATCGAAGCAACAATCCCAACAAAAAACGGATACCATTTAATAACCAAAAAGTTTAATACAAAACAATTTACAGACGTATTCCCTGAACATGAAATACAAAAAACAAACCCAACATTACTATATTACCCAAATTCATTGGATGGAAGCTTGTAATTACCAAGTATTATAACTATATTTAGTGTAAGATAAGTGGTGGAGAGTATACACGACCCATAGAATTATGGGTTGGTTTCACACAATAAGGTTAACAGCTGAGAAACTGTGACACGAAAAGATTCATCGGAGGGTTCAATTCCCTTCCTTATCCAAAAACAAATGTTTTGACAAAGGTCCCCTAAAAAGGACCTTTTTTTTTATTGGGTATTACTTGTTTTAACGAAAAAAAATACCTATGTTTGTAATCTAAAACAATATTAATCATTAAAAATAAAAATTATGAGTAAACAATGGGTCAATTCTAACGGTAGATTTAGTTATGGAGATTTACCAACAGTATCAAATACATTACCTAAAGGTGTTTATGAATTAGGTTTCGATGCTTTTCTAAAAGAGTTTTTCCTAACCCACATATCTGATAGTTTCGGATTACCTGAAAAAGTGTATGGTATTGAGAAGGGGTTAAACACTAGAATTACACAAACTTATAAATCACTTAATAAGAATTTTGGTGTATTGTTAAAAGGTCTTAAGGGTACGGGTAAAACTGTGTTAGCAAAACAAGTTTGTAATGAGTTAGAGTTACCAACTATTTTAGTTAATCAATCGTTCGATAACATGGGTGGTTTCATTAATAGTATCAACCAAGATATAATTATCTTATTCGATGAATTTGAAAAAACTTACTCATTAAGTCCATATGGTGATGATGATGATGGTGAAAAAAAGAGTGTTGGTAGTTTATTAACACTTATGGATGGTGTTTTCACATCAAAAAATAAAAGATTGTTTATCTTAACAACAAACACCGTTAATTTACCTGACACGATGATTTCTAGACCATCTAGAATTCGTTACATAAAAGAATTTAGTGACCTAACGATGGAGGATATTCATGAGGTCTTGTTAGATTCTGTTGATGACGTTAAGTTAATTCATGGATTAGTTGAAATTCTAAAAGAACTTAAAAACATCACGGTTGATATCGTTAAGTCAATGGCTGAAGAAGCTAACATTTATGGTATTGTTACTAATGAATTCTTTGAGATATTCAACGTGACTAAAAATACTGACCCAATGGATATGTTTGAGGTTATCAATGGTAAGGAAACACTTTTCCAAGAAAAAACAAACATTTACTTACCACACTACAATAAAGGGTCTAGACTTCGAGACAACATGAGTGGTCTTGATGGAAGTATTGTGGAATTAAATATAACAGAAAATACTTTCACACTTGATATCGGTGATGAAACATTCCGAAAATTTAAAATTAGAAAAGGTGTATACGTACATCAAAGTATGTTAGAATACTTATATTAATAAAAAAACCCCGTATGTGGGGTTTTTTATTTTATTTTTATCTATATATTTAAAATAAAAGAATTATGGTTTCATTAATAGCAGCAGTTTCGGATAATGGTATAATAGGTGTTGACAATAAAATGCCTTGGTACATACCCGATGACCTAAAAAGGTTTAAGAGATTGACAACGGATAATGTGGTAATTATGGGTCGAAAAACCTATGAATCAATCGGACAACCACTCCCAAACAGACTTAATATTGTTATTTCTAGGAATAAAGATTTAGTCATTGAAGGGTGTTTAGTTGTGGATAGTATAACCAAGGCAATTAAAAAAGCTGGAAATGATAAAGATATTTTTATTATCGGTGGTGGTGAGATTTATAAAAGAGCAATCGATTTCGCTGATAGAATACACCTAACCAAAATTCATATTGAGGTTGAGGGTGACACCACATTTCCAACTATTGATGCTATTAATTGGGTTGAGAAAGAAAATATTAAAAACGAGGGATTTAGTTATATTACATATGACCATGTCCTATTAAAAAATTAAATTATGTACTTTATAGGTGATACACACGGAAATCTTCGTTACATACAAATGTTAATTAGAGATAGAAAAATAGTGGATAGTGAATTCATACATGTGGGTGACTTTGGTGTTGGGTTTATTGGGTCAGATTTCGAGTTAAATAAATTAAAAGAGATAAATAATTTTTTCGGTGAGAGAGGTTGTGTCTTACATGTTTTTAGAGGCAACCACGACGACCCAAGTTATTTTAATGGTGACCACATATACGAAAACCTTAAGTTACACCCCGATTACACAATTATTAATGTTCAGGGTAAAAACATCTTGGGTGTTGGTGGAGCTATTAGTATTGATAGAGTACCACGTAAACAATCAAATAGGGATGAAATTAAATATAATAGTGAAAAACGATGTTACTGGGAAGATGAACCTTTTGTTTTAGATAGAGAAAAGTTAGATGGTATGAGAAACATTAGTCTCGTTGTAACACATACAGCGCCTAATTTTGTTAAACCAATTAATGTTGATGTTGATGGTGATTGGCCATACATCGTAGAACAATTCATGTTTGATGACCCTAACTTGGGTGGTGATTTAGTTTATGAGAGGAGTTTGGTTACTGAAATGTATAACATCTTAAAACCAAATAACCATATCGAAGAATGGTACTATGGGCATTTTCACGATACACAATACACCACGGTTGGTTCAATAACTTTTAATATGTTAGGTATTAATGAACTTCGTGAATATATTATCGACGATGGGTTTGAAAAATAGTAATTATCTTCAATAAAACACTTGACATGTAAGTGAATTATAACTATATTTGTATCAGAGGTTACATAGTACCTTACTCAGTCGACGGAGTGAAATTATGTTCCTTACTAAGTTGGAGGAATATTTAGTCGAGGGGTAACTCGATATCAAATACCCCGTTTGACACTTCAACGAAAAGTAAGTGTCCCTTGTTTGGGTTACAACAAAACACTACCCATGGGTTAATTACCTGTGGGTTTTTTTTATTGCCATTCAATATGATTATTGTATATTTGTAGGGAACCCAATAAATATGTATTATGACAAGATTAACAACTAAAATATTTTTCATCATATTAACAACAATTGTATTAATTTCTTGTAAAAAAGAAGAAAGGTTACATAGAATTAAATATGTAATCGAGTTTATACAAACACCTGATTTTGGGTATACTAATTGGTTGGAGTTAACAGTGACACCTGTTTATCAAACGGAGTATAATTATGGGGAACATTTTCCATCACCATCATTCGCATCAGTTAGTCGTAGATGGGAATATGATTATTGGGAAATGAAAGATGGTGATATGGTTGAACTTGGTTTATGGTCAGCTAAAGATTATTACTACAAATTATATGTATATATAGATGATGTTGAGGTATCGTATAAGAAGATTTTCATAGATGATGGGGGTGAATATGATATTGTTGAGGAAACGGGTTTAGATGATAACCCTAACGACAATAACATAACTTTTAGATATTCAGAGTAAATCAAAAAAGGGACCTTAATAGGTCCCTTTTTCTTTATGGTTAACATTCATTATTTATAGTTTTGTTCCACAGTTAGAACAAAATTTATTAGATGGTTTGGCTTTTTTACCACATTCGGTACAATACTTTGTTAGTACCTCTGTTGTTGTTTTTGGTTCTGTCGATGTTGGTTTAAGGTGGTAGATAACTTTTTCAAAAGAAAATGAGAAAAATTTTTTATCAAGTGTTTCAAATGTTTGGTTTGAATTAGAACCCTGTTCAACCCGACCTGTTTCCACAGAAAGGGAATTAGTACTACCAATACCCATCATTGTGTTAATTGAAGAGCCCTGTAAGTTATTATTAGCACAATATGGGGTTGTTTGATTTAAATATGGTGAATTATATGTATTGTAATTACGAATAATAGTTGTTGAGTTTTTTAATGAATATTGGGAGATATCCTCATTAAAAAACTCAACCTCAATCAAACCGTTTTTTAGTATAGCCTTTTGTTCGGAAGAACCACCACCAACCTCATATGTATCAAATAAGAACTTTTTTGGTGTGTCAATATATCTTTCTAGGTATATTCTTTCACCTGGTCTTAATATGATACCACCACTAGAAATTGAATTGTTATTTATTTTGATTTTTGTTAATACAATATTGGTTGTTGGGTTAAATAATTCGATTTCGAATTCCTGACCATTGTTAAGATAAACATTGTTAACTTCTTTTACTTTTTTTCTTCCAGAGTTCACTGTGATGTGAGCACTAGGCATTTCTGTTTTTGACATAATTAATTAATTTTTACTTTTGTTATTAGTATCCTTCAAATGATATTGTAACCTAATTCATATAAAAATTAGATAACTCAACAGAGTAGTTCTCTGACCACTTAAAAGATGGTGTTAACCATTATACTCTTAAATATATATTTACTTTGTTTATTGTAAATATTTTACTATATTTGTTGTATGATAGATAAAAAACTTTTCCTGGATGATATGAGACAACCCAAAGATGCTTGTCACTTAGTACAAGATTGGGCTAGGTTATACTTTAATGATGAATGGGATGTGGTTAAAACACATCGGGATTTCGTTACATGGGTTAAAAAAAATGGGGTACCAACACATGTATCCTTTGACCATGATTTGGCTGATATCCACTATGATATGGATTTTAATGATTGGGATGGTTATACAACTGAAGAATTGGGTGTTGAGGAAACGGGTTTGGATTCAGCTAAATTTTTAGTTACGTATTGTGATGATAATGGGTTAAAATTACCTGAATATCAAGTACATTCAGCTAACCCCGTGGGTCGAAGAAACATCAAATCCTATTTAGAAAACGCAAAAAAACATTTAGACCTATGAATACAGAAATTAGACACAAATTCACACCAACCAAACATGAAAAAATGGGTAGACCAATCTATCCAGATGGTAAATTTATTATTAGAGAAGATAGTAATGAAATTATGAATGACTACTTTAAGTTTAGTGGTTCTACAGCTTCTAACGAAGATATTAACCTATGGGTAGACAAATGTTTAACATACTTTGAAAACAACCCCGACAGCCAATATTGGAGAACAAGAATAAGTAGTGGTGGAACAACCGTTATTGCTTTAAAATGGCAAGACGATGATGGTTCACACCCACACTATGAGGTAATTGTGGCTCACAATTATTACGAAGCCTTTGTATGTAAGGAACCATTTGTTAGACCCACAGAGGATGAATTAATAAATTACGAACAAACTGATGATGAATATTAATCTCGTTTAAGTCTTCTTAATGTACGGTGACTAGCTTCAGTCATCGTACTCCCTTTTTTAATATTCTTAGTCCAATGTAAAAATCTTAAGTTATCCATACTACCAATTTTTTCAGGGGGTAATTTATTCAAAAATCCATAACTTATACTAACAATGTGGTCCAGGTGATAACACCCAGTACCTCTCCAACATCTTTTTTTGGAATTTCTTAATGTGTGTATTGGTTGACTTTCAGTAATCACCCACACTTTTATATAATACAACCTTTTATCTAAATCCTTCATTTTATCCAACTTCTTTCTTTTAATTTTTGGATTATCTCGGATAAGTTTTTTACATTCTTTTAGGGTGTTCTCTTCCCTTAAAGTTAATTTAACTTTTGATTTAGGTTTCCTAACAGACACTAATTAAAATTAATAGGGGATTTAATTTTACTATACACACCCTCTAAAATTTTAGTTATCATTTTCATATTAATGTTGTTACTATCTAACACCATACTATTCTGTTTAATCACGTTGGTTAATTCACTCATTTTATTTATTAAAACTAAGATAATGATTAAATTACCTAACGCTAACATGATAAATAAACCCACTATTACATCCATTCCCATAATTCTATGTATTTACTTATAAGTATTTAATAATATCTTTAAAGAAAATAAAAATATATAGATATGAGTTTAACGACAAAAGAAAAGGCAGCATTGTATGACCAGTTATTGGGAGACCACGCTAGAAAAGCAACACAAGTAAGAGAGTTAGAAACAAACATCACACCACAAGATGGTGACCAAGCTAAAATTATTGAATTAAAATCTGAGATGAAAATTTTAGAGGATAAAGCAACTAAATTAGCTCAAGAGGCGTTTAATTGAACCAACCCGCTTGTTTAATCAAATATTAATACATATATTTGTATCAAGTAACGGGGAAAAGGTATGAGAAACCAATTCGTGGAACGACCCAACTAGAGAGGACCACACTAAGCAAGTTCGAATCTTGATTTTTCCCATTTGTTCTTTGATTTATGGGCCTAAATGGAATTGACTGTCAATAAGATGTACAGTGTAAGCATGTCGTGAGATGATAATAGTCACGTTAATTAATCGTATCACAATTTTAAATGGAGACATTTTAGCAGATGCAACTGTTGGTAACTTTGTTACTGATGGTGTAGCAGTAACAGCGTAGTTAGACTATGTTGAATACCTTTACAACCTGACAACCGATAGGGGTAAAACGTAAAGTCACACAGAATCGGAAACAAGGTGTAATCACTACCATAAAAAGAGATGACTGAAGATTAGTTCTGAGTAAACCGAACAGTAATAAGGGAACTCTGTATTTTGTCTATTTAGAAAAATAGAATAAACATGTAGAAGACTTATTGAATATTGGGCAACACGAGGGGTTCGAAGCCCTCTAGGTCCACAACACTAACCCCCGTTAATATTAACGGGGGTTTTTAATGCCGTAAACTATTTATAATTATGAACATTAGAAAAATAATAAAAGAAGAAATTGATAACTTCGATTGGATTGACCAATCGGGTATTGAAACCCCACTTTCGTGGTTAATCAATAATTTTGGTGATTTGACACCGGTTGTTAAGGGTGACGAAACCTTTTATGTTGATGATAAAAAAGAAGCGTTTTTTTATTATAATAAAAATGAAGAAGGTAGTATATTATTTATTGATTATGAGGTAATATGGGGTGTTTTGTTGACTTATTTCGGTCTTAACACCGGTGAAGTTGAGGAAGTTACAACCATATGGTTGGATAAAGTATATGGGATAACAGGACACCCAACACTATGGGTTGGCCAACTTCGAGAATTTGTGTATTGGGAGGATTAAAACTATTTATAAACATGGATATTAGAAAAATAATAAAGGAAGAAATTGATAACTTCGATTGGGTCAATGATGTCGAAACCCCACTTTCGTGGTTAATTGATAATTTTAGTGATTTGACACCGGTTGTTAGGGGTGATAAAATATATTATGTTGATGATAATTATGAAAAATTGTTTTTTTATTATCGGGATGAAGAAAATGGGAATTGTTATATTAAATATGATGAAATATGGTCACTTTTGGGGTCCCGTTTTGGGATTAATTATAATAAAATTCAGGAAGTTACAACCATATGGTTGGATAAAGCATATGGAATAACGGGACTCATACCTACGGATATTATTTTCAAAACTTAATATTTGTTGGATGAGGTGTATGGAATAAAGGGACTAGATAAGTAAACCATTTATAATTATGAATATCAAAAAAATATGGGTTAATAATTAACCACTATAAGAATTAACCCATATTTTTTAGATAAACTAATCATATTTTCAGTACCACGACTTACCCCATCCCAAAAACAAACACAATGTGTGGCGTATTCAGCCATTTCCTTGTTTCTTATGGGTCCAGCCTTTTTACCATGTTTACCCCATTCTGCATAAAATTCCTTAACAAATAATTTATTTTCACTAGCGTATCTCAAACCTAGCGTATCAGCCCCATTCGCCATTCCCGAAACTATCTCAATATCTTCAACAACATTAGAAAGGATTATATCTAACTTTTTTTTCATTAGGTTATAATCCATAAAGTATCTACCACCAGCTATAATTAATCTCATAGGTTATAGCTTGTTGAACCACTAACCACAATATCACAAGTAATAAACCTATTTGAATTAGTAGTACCATATGCACTATTAAGATATATTTGTCTAAAAGCTTCAAGATTGTTAAGGTAGTTGTTGTTTATTGTTTCCCATTTTGGTTCTACTAGTTTATGTCTTTTTATGTGTTTGTTTGGTATCATGTGTTAACGAATTTAAAACTGATTATATATTTTTTAGGTGATATTTTATTGATTTTTGGTGGGTTATTTATATTGTATTGGTCCTTTTTTAACTTTTTACAACATCTTATTATTGTTAATCTCGATGGTCTACAAATGTACGATGGGTTTCTGTATGAACCGTATGGGTAATTAGATATCCATAAATCAATAGGACCTAATTTAGCAGTGTGTCGGCCTATTATTGTAAATGTGTGTTCATCTAATAACTTATTTAGTTTAATATCCCATGATTTACTATATTGATAATTCATCAACCAATACCTTGGTCTTACGACGAAGGTTAAGTTTTTTAAAAATGTTGTGAATCGATTAACCATAGTTTTTAGTGATGTCATTAATAATGTTGTTGGGAACCAAATACTTTATTGATTTACCACTCTTAATATTCCCACGTATCATAGTGGATGAAATGTTTATCTGAGGAATTTCGAAAATTTTATAATTACCTTGACCATACCACATTAATGAACCATGTTCTAAATAATTTAATGGTCTTTCAACCACATATAACTTATGGTGATGTCTCCATTCATCTATACCAACCCATTGTTGTAAATTGTTAACATTATCACTCCCCATGATTACAACAAATTCATTTGTTGGGTTGTTTAACCTCAGTTTTTCTAACGTTTTATGTGTGTAGTTGGGTTGTTCCATGTCAAACTCAATTGTTGATATCTGTAGTTTTGGGTTATCTTCGATAACTTTTTCTAACATATCATATCTTTTATTATGGCAAAGTAGGTCTATATCTGTCTTGTCAGGACTTTTTGGTGTTATGACGAACCAAACTTCATCCAAGTCAGAAATACCCAACAACGTGTCTGCCACGATAAGATGACCATGGTGGATTGGGCTAAATGACCCGAAATATAGACCTACTTTTTTCATAATATTACATTGTTCTCATTTTAGCCTGTGTAAGTACATCAGACATATCACCCAAAATTCTACTTGTTTCAACCATACTAACAGCCACAATAGACTTAGCATCAATCAATTGGTATGGTGGTATCATATTACCCCCATTTTCAATATCCATGTTCCAAAAGAGTGTACCAGTAGCACCAAGGTAATCAACTTCAACAACCTCAATGTTTTCATTGTCAACACCACCACCGTCTCCGATTTTCTCACTAACTTCAACGTAGAATAATGAAACAACTTCAGAACAAGCTCCTGGTGTTGAATAAAAGTCTCTTAGGTGGTTAATTAAATCAACCTTATAACCCATTTCCTCAACAATTTCACGTTTTAATGCTTCGGCTGGTGCCTCACCAGGGATATCTAACGAACCAGCAACTATTTCAATCATGTCACCATCTGTCGGTGCTCTAAATTGCTTAACGAAAAGATATTTTTCTGTTATGGTGTTGAAGACTATTCCAGCAACACTGTGACCCCTTTCGAAAACCTCTCTTGTGTACTCAACTTCCCCATCCTTAACCGTTAATTTATTTACTTTAAAATAACCATCGTAAACTACTTCTGTTTTTATTACTTCTGGCCCTTGTTTTACTGTGTCTTCCATATTTAATTTATTAATTCTTCTTTATTTTTATTTGTGTATCCGAAGGTTTCTGTAAACCTTTTTATGTTTTCAGGTGTACCAATAGCTTTATTCAGATTATCACTCAACTTAACAGTTCCGTGACCATTAGCTTTCGTCGCTTTAACTACCATTGATAAGGTGTGATATCCAACATCATTTGATAAGTTCGTACCCCATCCGAATAATGTTTGAATTCTACCCCTGAACGTATTACCCAATTTTATAATTTTATCAACATTAAGTCCATCGGAGAATACCACAACTTTATTTGTTGGGTCGACCATTTTACTGATATAAAAAGCCTCAGCTTCTTCACCGAAAACAAATGGGTCACCACTATCTTGTCTGAAACCATCCCAATCTCTTGCCTGTTCTGCTGTAAAGTCCTCGAAAAAGAATTTACTACCATATGTGTCGGTAAGAGCTATTGATAGTCTCTTACCATAAAAATCATACCAGTCATCTAACATTTTTCTATGTGAACTGATTAGGTCATCATTGTAAATACCTGAATAAACCATTGGCATTTCATGAGCGAATGTCCCAACACATGGTATGTGTAATTTCATTGCTAAATAAACGTTGGATGTCCCTTGGAAACCAATTCCACCAAAGGTGTTATCGTGTTCCCTTTTAAGTGTTTTAACAACCATTTCCTGCCATTCTCTACTAAACCTTCGTCTAGTTCCGAACTCAGTAAACCGATATTTACCACCCCTTAACTTTTCAATCTTACTATATAGTCTATCCATACCTTCATTGTATGTACTTTCCATATGGTATGTATCTTTAATTTGTGACTTATGGTATAACTCATTAATGATGGATAGTATTAATGTCTCCCACAAAATAACATCACACCAATTACCACTAACATTAATGTCGTAGGTATTGAATGGAATTGATTTTGTTACATTAACCATAGGTAGTGTTAGATTACTTAAAAAATCCAAGAATTCCTCTTTAAATAATCCAGTTTCTTTAAGTGTATCAATTTCACGACCAGACATTTTTAACGTGGTTACGTGTTCTAATTCCTTAACTAAATCATCCATGTTAACGTACTCCAAAAGGTTCACATCTTTTGACCTGTTCTTAAAGTTGTATTCAACTTCAACATTACGATGTTTAAAATATGCTAGTTGCATCATCGTAATTTTGTAGATATCTAAGTCTATTAAACTATTTATTATCATATTGTATTTTTTATTAATTTATGTAAATATGTATAAAATATTTTAACTACCTAACGATTTGGTGATGTGTTTATGATAGGTGATTTACTCATAGGTGTATCTAGTACACTTCTTTGTTCCGTTCCATCAATTTCCCTACCTTTAAGTTCACGAGCTTGTCTAGCTAATTCTTCAGCTACACCTTTATCTAACTTCTCCTTAAATTCCTTGGTAAATGAATTTTGTTTTGATTTGTTTTTTTCCGCTCTAATTTTAATTCGGTTAGCGTGACCATCTCTTTTTTTACTTTTTGCCATTTTATATAAATTTATGATTTATTATATTAATACCTAGTTTATCTATGGTATTATGTAAGATTTCATTGAACTCAACTTCAGTAATTTGGTTATAGACTGAATCGTGTTCAAGACCATTCGGTAATATGTTAATTAATTTTAGTGAATCGATGTGTAAAGTTGTTCCATCTACGTTTTCACGATAGTAATGGTTTGTGTTAATTAATTGTGTGTATTCCACTGATGGGTCACTACAATAATCATACTTTACCCTAACCCAATATCCCATGAGTTAAATATAGGCTTTTTATTTGTTTCTGTAAACAGCTGCTGGTAACCTTCTTTTAGCGTATAGTGTCCAAAGGTTAAGTAATTTATCAGCTTCCATCTGAGATATGTTGTTTTTCTTAACCTCATGTTCCAAATCTTGGTTCATAACATCATCTAATGGTATTTTTAATTTTTTAGCTTTTCGATAAAAACCTTGTACCATGGCTGGTACTTCTTCTAAACTTGAGTGGTGGTTGTATGTTGATTCATCTTTAGGTCTATTTTCTGGTGCTGGTCTGTCACCTCTACCCAATCCCTGTAATAGGTGTTCCATTTCATGTCTCACATCTTCCTGTAATTTTATCATTAATTCAGGGTATATCTGTGGTTCACTATTTGGGTTGATTGATATATTAAATTCAAGTATATCCTCGTCAGGAATACTAAACGATTCAATCACATATGTGGGTGTTTTTTCCTCTCTAGTGATATTAACTTCAACACTGAATACGATGTTAGCCTTTTCCATCACATACTCTTCAGTATTCTCCAAATCGTGAGGTAGTGATATGTGAACCATCCCATCTGTTGGGTAGTTCTTCGATTTTTTAATCACTTTCATGATATCTTTAACAACTTTATTAGTTGCTGAATCATATCGACCTTCCATTATAATTGTCTTACCCATTGTTTTATAAATTAACTTTAACCACATGTTCAACACCAAATTCATCAAAATAGGTTACTTTCCAATCTTCAACACTTGCGTCTTCTTGGTGGTATGTATCGATATCTATTATACCATAATCCAATAACTCTTCACGTAACCATTCTTCTATTTGGTATGTTATTTCATCTTTATCAAACTCAGTGTTGTCAATAAACCACATACCAAGTTCTTTATCATATGTAATTTCTTTATTTGTATCATCACTTAAAACCCATGTTTGGCCTCCCTTAACCCATAAATCAACTAAACCATCTAAACCATCAGCATGATTTAGGTTTAAGTAGTTTAATATTTTGATAAATCTAGTCAACCTATCCAAATCATCTGTGTTAAAATCAATCCAATTTGGGATATGTGTTCCATATTCCTCACCAACACCATGTGTCATGTGTAATCGGTAAGCGTTTTTTGGTGATTGTGTTGATAATGGTTCACCTATTTCTAAAAACGAAACTGTGTCGTTAGTAACCCAATCAAAATCTTCCCTTAACATTTTTCTAATCATACCCTTCATGCTTATAAATATGCTTAACTTTTTCATTTTTTCCTAAAATTATTCCACGTTTCAGTTTCAAAAAACCTTCTAACTAAAAAATTCTTTATAACACTTATAAATGTGAAAATAACTGTTAACACACCAATGTCTTTCATAGTCACATCAATACCAACTAATGGGTAGACAACCAATGACACCAAAAAATTAAAAATTGTCCCAAATAGGGTATTAGTGACGGATTCAATGATACTTTGTTTTTTTGATTGTTTCTCCCTCATATCCTTTTAAATTTGTGTATTGTGTAACATATGTAAATAAACATAACAATCAAATTAATGATTGGGATTATGAATAATTTACCCAATATTTTATATCTTTTTTTATTTGTTGGCATAGTTAAATCCAAATACATACCTTTTTTCATAAAATAGTGACTTATGGGGTATGTTAATATTAATACAATAATTAATAATATACAATTCATGTTGTTTACTTAATATTTATAATTATGGATAAATTAAAATTAAATCTTATAACTGAACAAGTTTATATAACCAGTCAAGTTAATAAAATATACGAAAATATATTGAAAGAGGAAAGCACACCCAAGGATGATAGTGTTTTTAAGAAGGTGTTAAAGGACTTGGGTATTAGTTCGGGCTTCATATTCCAATTTGGTACTGGTATCGGTGCCTTCATGGGACCAGTTACTGATTTATTGAATGGTGATGGATTAAATATGACAAACGAACAGGTTGCTTTATTAATCATAACGTCATTAGCTATTATGATGACCAACTCAAGTGTGGAAGTTGATAAATTAACTAAGGCTGTTAATGATGGAAATCTTGACCTTGAACTAAGTAACGTAACTAAATTCATTTTAAATATTAAAAAACTAATGTCTATCATTGGTGAAAAATTGGGTAGGACTATCTACACACTTTCTGATGTTTTAGGTTTTACTTTTATGTTGGTTCCAGCAATGGATGTGATAAAAGAATTGATTAACACATATGGTACCACCTTTGAAAGTATCACTAAATTAGTTGTTGGTGTAACAATGTCGGCTGGTTCATACACACTTAAATCAGTTGTTGATAGTATCTTAAATAAAAAAGGTATTAAAACTAAGTAAAAAAAGGGGTCAATAAAGACCCCCCTTTTTTATTATGGTAATTTTACCATTGTAATGTAGACATCACCACCTGTATTAAATGTTTCGTTAAATAGTGCTTCATTTATCATACCATCAGTTATAGATGTTGACCCTATTTGTCCACTATAATTACCAGTACCAACCGTTGCGAATTGGTATAGGGTTAATGATTTGTTCGGATTACCTATCACACCAGCTAGATTATAATTTCTTTCGGTTGGTGAACTGAATCCATTACCAAATGATATTGTGTATTTTGTATTACTGATGAAGTCTAAGGTATCATTCGGTTCAACAATACTGAACCCAATTCTAAACTTAGTAACAACCCATCTTGTTCCTGCCATTGTCTCTGTTGTTGGTTGTAATGGTGTATTCCATGTTCCACTATATGTGTACCCATATTGATGGTTAGGTCCACAGTCACTACACGTTTCACCTGATTTAATAAATGTTAATATTGTCCAAAATTTAAAATTATTCACACCATCATTACCATATGCTTCATGTACCTTAACAGTCATTGAAACACTATTAACATTAATCATTTCGATTGGTCTAGCTGTCCCACCATGTAGACCAATAGGTGATAGTACTCTATCATCGTAGTTTGTATAATTAAATTGTTCAGTACCATTTAATGTAAACTTATTGTTACTAAAGAACCATGTGGTAAGGTTTTGTTTTATTGAATCCATTTTAACATTAGATTCCCCATATATTGCCAAACATGATTTAAATTTATTTGGTCCGAAATGGTCATAAACAGATTTAGCTCCATTGTCTAAATTTTCAACATAAACAATAGCTTGTGAAACCACCCACGTTACACCTTCGGGTGTGTAGTTACCACTCGTATTGATATTTGTGTTATTTGGTTTCTCTAATTCTTCTTTTTTACATGAAGTAAAAATAACCATTAAAGCTAGGAATAAGTGTGTAAATTTAATGTTTCTGAACATAATGTGTCTTTTTAGTGTGAATATTTTTTTAAATATAACAAAAGAATTGGAAGTGGCCAAATATTTATAATAAAAAGTGACACATATTATTATGAAAACACTTAATGTAAAAATATCATCGTTTATTAACCTCCAAAATTGGGGGAATAAAAACAATCTAAACAATTTTAGTAATGGACATTGTAAGAATAATCTTATCGGGTTACGGGTGCGAAGTATCGAGAGGCCTAATAACAAATGAAGAATATGAGAAAATAGAACAGTCAAACACATTAGATGATATATGGGTTAAAGGACTATATAAATACTTAGGGAAGAAATGGAAAAGAATAGATTTACAACAGGATTATGGGATTACAAGTGGTGATATATTAATAACGGTTAACGATGAAGTGGTCATGGATTTACCTATAACTGTTTTAGAATCCATGTGTTTTGATGATGGGGGTGCTTGTGTATTAGAAGATACCGGTTATGTTTACCCAGACACCACTGATATCGTTATGACAACAATACAAGAACATTCAGGTTTAATATCTGACATCTTATTTATGATTGATGGTTATTTCAATATTCGTAAATTAAAGTTTATCCGTAAAGAGGTTCACAATGAAAATAATGAAGTTATTATAAATTCATTAATATCCGAAGTTTACTATGATAACGAACCAATACCATTTGGTGGTTCAAATACTGACCTAAGGATGTCTAACATATATTTTGATATTAAAAAAAATGAAAAGAAACGATAATGTATTAATTAAAGGTTATAACCCACCGTTAAAGGGTAGGGTTAGTGACACATATAAAATACCAACTAAACACATACAAGACCCTAGGTTAATTAAACAATACCCCGATGGTGTTCCCATTGTTGAAGTCATTTTAGAAAATGGAAAACTACAAGTTTGTGTTGAGGATGGGGTGGAGGTTATTTAACCTAACATCCACCCACCATAGTTATTCTTTTTTTTCTTATTTGGGTTGTTTTTACGTTTGTGGTTGTCATTTACAATCTCCCACCAACTATTTTTAACTAACACACTATTTGTTTCATAATATTGTTTATATGGTTTATTTGTGAACATATCACGATATTCATCACAAGACATTTCTTGTTTAGATAAGTAATAGACTAATTTAAAGGCCACACCCCTACATTTGTTTGTGGGTGTGTGATTACCTTTTTTCTCTGGATATCTACCACTATGTTGTTTAATTTTAAAGTATTTTTCACCATTTGGTTTCCCATCTGAGATAGACCATGGGTCGTTGTTCTGTTTAGTTAAACTAATTTCGAGTGTTGACTGAACACCACCAATATTAATATTAAATATTCTTGAATTACCATCTATTATATTGTGTGAATAACCACCAACACAATGTCCCATTTTTTCACCTTCCAACCTTAATTCTAATGGTATGACCAATTCTGTAATATTTTTTTTATATTTAAAGTTATCTAAATTAAGTGCTTTAACCAATGGTGTTAACATTCTATTTTTTTCCTCCTTTACGAGACTATCAATCCACTCTTTGTTAATAATGGTGTTGTTGGTCATTTTACTAACACCAAGGGTCTCCAATACACCGATAACCCAATCACCTTCCAATTTAGATAACCTCTTAATCATCTTAACATTGTTATATTGTTCTTGTACAGTTTTACATTTAGAGATTAACCCTTTTAATCCACCGTGTTCTTTAATAAATCTATCTATTTCTTTAAGATGACCAACGGTAAAATCACAATTATAATAATCATCAATGGTCATTAGACACATTATTAAATAGGTTATATCAGAATCACCACTGATATATTTTTGGGTTTTAAGTAAGTTATGATTCCCATAATTCATGATTGTATTAATTTTTCTTACTTGTGTCTTTTTAAGGTTTCTATGTTTAAGTTCCCATATTCTTTTTAATTCCCACAAGTTATCACACACATCATCAATAAAATCATCGTTATTAATAAAAGTGTATCTCCATAACTCCCTACCTTCAATCATCTCAGTTTTTATATAGTTATCCCGTGGTTGTAAAAAGGACATAGTAGGTGATACATATGACTTAGGAAAGTATTTTTTTCTATATTCGTGTGGCATGTTTTCTATCTTAACCTCACTTACTTCAAGATATTTTTTTAATGCATCTTTGTTTTCAATAAACTTATCATAATTTTCTTTACCAAAAAACTGACAAGAACCATCTAAACCTTCAGCGTGATATAAATATTTGATTTCATAATCAACATCACAATAACAAAAGTCACCATACATTTTCATTTTTTTAATTAATCTTAATGCTGTATGAAATGGTGTGTGTGGTATGTTAACTAAAACTTGTTTAGATTTTAAAAAATTAACAAAATCCTTTGTGTAATATATTTGGTTATTTTTAAGGTCAACACCAACTTGACAACAATTTAAATCAAAACCCCTTAATATAATTTCATTATCGGGGTCATTATTCGGTATTACCGCATCACGTTTTGTTACTGGTATCATTAATTGTCCTTCATCACCATTGGGTGTGTATCTATGTGTCCCACCTGTTTGACCATGTTCAATAACACATTTTACATTATTAATCAGACCATCTCTCTTACTTGATATAACCCTATAGTATGTGCCGTCATTCTCTACATAAATCTGACCATAATCTTCATCACCATCCTGATGAAGTTCAAGATTAAATGTCACATCACATCGTAACATATCTTCCCCTTCTAACTCATCTGTGGTTAATTGGTCTTGTGGTATGAATATATCAACATCATTAATTTTAAACATAGAAGGTGTCCCACTATGATATAGTGATAACAACATGTTAGCGACAGAACCACCAGCAAGAAACCCACTATTAGGGAGTGTTACTTTTTTATTAATAGATGATAATACCAACTCAACGGTTTTTGGGTCAGTTAAAAAGTCTTCTACTTTCATTTTAATAAATTATGTTTGAAAAAAAACCCCTCACTAGGGAGGGGTTGGGGCCATAATGGCCTCCACCACTTTGTTTTTCCTAAACAAAGAAACAACTATGATTATTGTGTTGTATGTGGTTTGGTCATCGTAATGATAATACCAAAATCACCATTAGGTTCAAATGTTGGTTTTGTTTTAATGTCGTAATTTTCACAGATTAACCATCTATAAAAACATTTTGGCCCATCTCTCATATCATCAAATCCAAAACCAATGTTAGGATTAGCAACTTCTTTTTTAAAATGTTTTCTTTTAAAGTGGATAACATCAAGTACATCACCATGTTGAGCTTTCTCTAACCTATTTAAGAATTTTACTTTTTTCTTTTCAACCTTCATTTTATGTATTTTTATTGATTATACCACAAACATAGTGATATTTTTTAAATTGGTCAACAAATTTTACACTAAAAGTTATTAATAATGAAACTGTTTTGAATTTCTTCTTCTTCATCAGTGAATGGGACCTCAAACCCATTAGATTTAATCATCTGAATAACTTCATCGTTTAATACCCGATTTTCACAACCATATTCAAATTCCATACCACAATTCAATAGTAGATTGTTCTAATAAAGGGTGTTAGTCCCGTTATTCCGTATACCTCATCCAACAGCAATCATTTCAACGAATAAATTTTTAATGGTGTGAGTCCCGTTATTCCGTATACCTCATCCAACCACATGGTTGTAACTTTCTGAATTTCATTATAGTTAATCCCAAAACGGGTTTTCAAAACTGACCATATATCATCGTTACTAACGTAACAAAGTCCATTTTCTTCATCCTGATAATAATAAAAAATTGTTTTTTTATTACCATCAACATAAAATGTTTTATCACCATCAACAACCGGTGTCAAATCACCAAAATTATCGATTAACCATGATAGTGGGGTTTCAATACCCGATTGGTCAATCCAATCGAAGTTATCAATTTCCTCTTTTATTATTTTTCTAATGTTCATAATTATAAATAGTTTATCTAGTCCCGTTAATCCGTATACCTCATCCAACACGATTTATGATTTAGATAAATTCCCTAATGGTTTGAGTCCTGTTAATCCGTATACCTCATCCAACGTCACCCAAAGGTTAAAAAAGACAAATCAGGTGTGTGTCCCGTTATTCCGTATACCTCATCCAACGGTTGGAATATTGGTTGCCGCGCATTGGCGGTGTGAGTCCTGTTAATCCGTATACCTCATCCAACCACATGGTTGTAACTTTCTGAATTTCATTATAGTTAATCCCAAAACGGGTTTTCAAAACTGACCATATATCATCATTATTAACGTAACAAAGTCCATTTTCTTCATCCTGATAATAATAAAAAATTGTTTTTTTATTACCATCAACATAAAATGTTTTATCACCATCAACAACCGGTGTCAAATCACCAAAATTATCGATTAACCA